GGAAAAGTATGAGAGTAGTATCACAAAGCAAAGACGTTTCGCTTGATTTTGACCGAGCGGTATTCACAGCAAATCATGGAATGATAACTGCTATGGTTGATGGAAAAACGTTTACCATTGGGACGTATGCAAATTTAGGTAGAGAAAAAGAAGTATTCTCTGATATGCACAAGGCATTTTCGGCTTTTCAAGTTATTAGCACAAACATGGATAAACAACAGGTGGCCGAAATGTTTGCAGTATCTAAAAACATATCGATCAGATGCGTTGAGATGAATGATCCTTGTATGGGAATAACTGTATTTGATAACATGGTCTATTACATGCCGGAAAAGTAGTGTTAATATAGCGCTATCGCCAAGCGGTAAGGCACTGGATTTTGATTCCAGTATTCGCAGGTTCGAATCCTGCTAAAGAAACTTGTGAGAGGAAAACAACCATGGTAATTATTAAAACGATTATATCGACGCTGGATGTTATTTTTATGCTGATACTATTTGTATCTGGCAGAGAATCCAAAGACAAAGAAACAGCAACTGCATTATGGGTACTTGTGATGTTGCTGTTGCTGAACATGTTTCTGATGTGGAGGTAACAGAATGTTTTATAGTCCAATATTTGATATTTGCTTTCAGCTGCCTATCATTTGTGCAGAGGAAAGAATACATATAACAAAATCAAAGGAACCGGACAGCACCGGAGATTTACTCAATCTGGATAGCGACGCAGAGCACCAGAGTGAGAAATCGGAGCATCCAGTATAGCTAAACAAAATTTTAAATTACTGGCAACTTGTAAGAGTTGCTTACAAGATAAAAATCCTACATTGCGGCATTTTAATATGCCGTAGCGGAACGTAGCTCAGTTGGCAGAGCACTCGGCTTATATCCGAGCGGTCGCAGGTCCGATTCCTGCCGTTCCGATGGTGCCGAGCTGATCTGATACTGTATGCGTAGCGCGGTCGCGTACGGAGATATGGAGTGAGGTGTCCGCGCATTCCGGGGAAGCGGCAACGATTGGCGGTGTTGCGGCTGACTGTAAATCAGTTCCCAAGTGGTAAACAATAGAGGTTCGATTCCTCTCTTCCCCATTTCACTCAACTCCCTAAAAACACTGTTTGGCAGGTGCGTGGTAGACAGTTGTAATGGATGGGTTGTTTAAGAAATCGCACCATCAAGATGCAGTGTTCCCATAATGGAATTGGAGCCGGTTGCTATCCGGTCGGGCGTTTATTCGCCTTGTAGGTTCGAGTCCTACACACTGCGCTAACTTACGACAGGGGTGAACCTTGCCGTAAGCGGTAGAAAGTCCGTGTGAAATTGTACAAAGTGGTGGCAAAAGCAATTTCGGATATAGCAGTTCCACCATACTGCTATATTTGCCGTATGTCCGGGTGGTGAGGGAGCGGTCTTGAAAACCGTTGGCTGTAAAAGGCTTGCAGGTTCAAATCCTGTGTACGGCGTTTGATAGAAAAAAATCTGGCGTTGATGTGTGACGGAAAATGAACCGGAAATGATAGAAGTAACAACTTTAGAAGATTGTGAACCTAGGTTTATGAGGAAGTAATTGAAATGTGTAAATTTTGCAAGAATTACGATAATAACAGAATATTCGGTGCTGATATTCCTATCAAAAAGTGCGCCAACGAAACGGATTTAACAGATGCGCAGATTATGAAGAACAGAGTGGATAAGGTGCCTGGCATTGTGATTTACTCGCATGGAATGGCGAAAGGATATTTTGATATTGCATTTTGCCCTATGTGTGGCAGAAAGTTGGTGGAAGAATGACATGCTATGAATGTGCTTATTTTGGAATTGAATGGAATGAATTTTTGAAAAAAACGATAGAATTTTGTAACCATCCAGAAAAGTATATTCCTCCAGTAGGATTTGCTTATAAAGAACACGATTGCGAATTTTTCAAAAACAAATCTGGGATATCAAAATGGGACTCTTATTCAGAAAAAGAAAAAGAACAGGCATTGAGGTATTTTCGTGAAAACTATCACAAAAATCCTATTGAAGGTTTAACATGCGAGGGGGCTGAAATGAGTTTCATTGAATATCTAAAAAATGTTGATGCAAACTCATAAGGAAGAGAAGGAGTGTATGAAGCATGATTGTCAATATCAATAACAGCACATACGAGATGAACAGCAAACAGTACAAAGCAGTTCTTGATACGGCGAGCAAAGCGGTTACCTGCGGCATATACGCCATTGAGAAGAACAAGGTAGCAATCATGCTTCGAGAGGAATATAAAAGCAAGGAAGAGCTGAAACAGGCAGTTGGTAATTATACGGCGAAAGGGTTCAAGGTGCATTGGAAATGAAGAAAACACGTTCAAAAATCATAATCAAAACTAGAAAAGGCGGTTACACAAAGATTTATGCTAACGGAAAATGGCAAAAGGGAGTGTATAATATTGATTTCCATGCTGACTGCACGCCATTGAGATACCCATACATAAAAATTTCTTGTGAATTTGATAAGTATAAGACTGATAAAAACGGTTCGGTTATTTACGACCCGGAAAAAGAAGAAATTGCAAAAGAACACGTAGTTGCAAGAATTTAGGGAGATATTGTGAAAATATCAGAAATCTCTATTATAACTGCTTTGTAGAAAGTATTGAGGATATTGATTAGATGATATTACCGGCTAACAAATGGAGTTAGTCGCTAACCAACAAAAATTATTGGCAGAGGTCTTAAGGCACTTCTGCTTTTGCGGAGGTGCTTTTCTTTTGGCAAGTTCAAGCCTAATTTCCACAGTAAATGGATATGAAAATTACATACAGGTGCATGGCGTTGATGAACAGGTAATAGATGCCATGGAAGAAGCGGCAAGGGTAGCCATTCTGACGGAAAAGGATGTTGAGTATGGATTAAAGGTTTCTGCCAGAGCGAAAGAACTGACGGAGCAGTTTATCTTTCAATCCACTGGCGGTACACCGTGGGATTTAGAGAAATATTCATTCCAAAACAAGGTATCTTATGAAATTCTGGACAAATACTACGGAATTTTGCTTTTAGAAGCGCAAAACAAAGTTGTGGATAGTGCTTTCCAGTATTTGGAGAAGAAGAGAGAGCCTAAAGAGCGGTTTTACATGCCAAGAAGAAAGCAATTCTTAAAAATCGGACTCATAGATGCGCTGCAAGGCATGATTGATGATAGATATGACATCCTGTGCGTATCACTTGTCCCAGGTGCTGGTAAAACAACGGTTGAAAAAATGTTTCACGCACTTGTTGCCGGATGGTTCCCTAGAGATTTCAGTCTTTTTTATTCGCATAGCGGAGATATTACCAGAATGTACTATGACGGTGTGTACGATATCGTTACAAATACGGAAGAATATACATGGAATGAAATTTTTCCGGATCTTTCCGTGACGAGCACAAATGCAAAGATGGAGCAGTTTAATGTCGGGAAGTACAAATCGTTTCCATCCGTACAATGTACGTCTGTTGGTAGTAAGAATGCCGGTAAAGTAAGGGCATCTAAGTTCTTACTGGTTGACGATATGATAGGCGGAATTGAAGAAGCAATGAACCCCATTATCCTTGATAAATTGTGGGATAAATATGCCGTAGATGCCCGCCAGAGAAAGATACAGGACACGGACGGTAAGAACTGCAAGGAAATACATATTGCCACAAGATGGAGCGTACACGACGTTATAGGGCGCATACAAAATATGTACGAGGGTAATCCGAGAGTAAAGGTTATTGCGGTGCCGGATGTAGACCCAGTTACCGGAGAAAGTAACTTTGAATATGAGTTCTCCGGTTTTACAAAAGAGTTTTTTGAAGACCAACAATTATTGATGGACGACATATCATATCGCTGTCTCTACAAACAGGAGCCGATTGAGCGAGAGGGATTGCTGTTTCCGGAAGATAAAATACGACGGTATCTTAATTTGCCACATGGAGAGCCAGAGATTGTAACCGGTCAGTGCGATACAAAGGGAAAAGGAACGGATTACTTTGTTTTGCCGGTATTGCAAAAATATGGAGAAGACTATTACTGCGTTGATTGTGTTTGCGATAACACGGCAGATTATGAGATGCAGTATGAAAATGCAGCAAATGTTTTGACAAACAACAAAGTGCAGGAATGTGAATTTGAGAGAAACGCCGGCGGAGACCGTGTCGCAATGGAAGTAAACAAGCGTGTCGAAAAAAAAGGATGGATATGTAACATTACTGACACACCGACGGAGACAAACAAGGAAGCAAGGATTTTCCAGTGCTCTAACTGGATATTACAGCACGTTATATTTAAAGACCAATCATTATATAAGCAAAATGAGCCATATGGAGTAATGATGTCTCTTCTCAAGAGATATTCAGTGTCCGGTAAAAAGCAGTTGGATGATGTGCCGGATGTATTTTCAAACTTTGCGCTTAGAGTGACAAATGGAAATAACGTAGCCAAAGTAGAAGCGGCAGTAAATCCGTTTAGGAGGTATTGATATGGTAAACAAAGATATTTTAAATCAATACTTAGATTTAAGAGAAGAAGTAAAAGAAGTAAGGAATAAAATTGAAAAGCTTGAAAAATACATAGAAAAAATTGAGCAGGAAGGAACGGTTATTGATAGCGTTTCTGGCGGAAATGGTGGAAACCAACATTTTAAAATAGAAGGAATACCATTGCCAGAATATAGGCACAAAAAAACCTTGTTATATTCCAGAAAAACCACCCTCGAAATTTTGGAAAACGAACTTCTTGAAAAAACAAATGAAGTAGAAGAGTTTATTGCAAATATAAAAGATAGCAGAATTAGAAGAATAATTAACCTTAGATTTTTAGAAAATCAATCTTGGAATAAGGTTGCCGACCAAATAGGAGGCAATAACACAGAAGACAGCGTTAGAAAAGCGTTCGATAGATTTATGAAAGAGTAAAGTTGTCCGATATGTCCGTTTTTTTTCTGATATAGTTATAATCGAAGAAAGCAACAAAAGTTGAATACTTCACCTCCCCCAATTTATAAAAGCATCGTAGAGAAATCTCCGGTGCTTTTTCTTTTGCAAAGAAAAGAGGACTTTATGGTATATACACCAAAAACAATATATTGCCCGCGTTGCGGAAGAAAAGTTGCCACACACGATGGGCGTTCAACAATGCAAATTTCTGTTGAGTGCAGAAAATGCCACAAGAAAGTTGTTTTTTATCCGGAGAATGGAAAAACAGAATTAAAATCTCTTCCGTTTCGTGCAACATCCAGCGGAATGACCTTTATTTAGGAGAAAAAAATGAGAAATGACAAATCTCTCCAAGACCTTGTTAAAGGCTGTTATGGTAGAAAAATTTTATATACAGATGTTGAAACCATCACAGCAGATAATATTGTCAATGTGGTGGGAGACTGCATCGGAAATTTTTATTACAACAAAACCATCATAGAATATCTTTGGCGATATTACAAAGGTGACCAGCCTGTTTTATACCGTGTAAAGGTGCAAAATGCTGATATTACAAACAAAATAGTAGAAAATCATGCGTATGAGATTGTTCAGTTCAAAGTAGGACAGACATATGGCGAGCCAATACAGTTTATCAGTCGAAAAGATGATGATGAAATTAATCGGGCAGTGGATGCGCTGAATGACTATCTTGTGGATGCGAATAAACAGGAAAAAGACATTAAAGCAGGAGAGTGGCAGTCAGCAACCGGAACATCTTTTAAGGCGGTAAGATTTGCAAATGGAGAAATACCATTTCAAATTGTTGCGCCTACTCCGATGAATACGTGTGTTATTTATAATCGGAGCACGGAAGAACCGTTGATTGCTGTACAGGAGCTTAAGGACGAAGATGGAAGATGGTACAAACTGTGCTATACAGACAATTATTCATGCAAAATTCAAAATGGAGTAGCTTCTGAATGGAAATTGCACGCATTTGGAAGTATTCCTATTGTTGAGTTCCCAAACAACCATGAAAGAATATCGGACATTGAACTTGTCATAGGGCTCCTGGATGCCATAAACAACATGCAGTCGAACAGAATGGACGGAATTGAGCAGTTTGTTCAGTACTGGGTTAAGTTTGTGAACTGTGAAATCGACCAGAAAACGTTTGAAGAGATGAAAATAAGCCATGCTTTGACGGTAAAGTCCAATAACAAGGACAACAAAGCCGATGTTGAGATCATGACACAGGAACTTAACCAGAGCCAGTGCCAGGTAGCAAAAGATGATCTTTGGGACAATGCCTTATCAATTCTTGCCATACCAAACAAGCAGGGAAATACAGGCGGCGATACACAGGGCGCGGTAGAGTTGAGAAATGGTTGGGATTTTTCAAAAACAAGAGCAAAATTAAAAGACCCAATCGTGAAATCAGCAGAGAAGAGACTTGCAAAAGTTGTCTTAAATGTAATACGCGTTAAAGACCATGATTTGCATTTGTCAATAAGGGATTTTGATGTGCAAATCAATCACAGCCCGCAGGACAATATGTATACAAAGTCGCAAACACTATATCAGCTTTTAGAGTGCGGCATACATCCTCTTATTGCAATTAAAACGGTCGGACTCTGGGGCGATTCGGAAAAAACATTTTTGCAGTCTAAGCCATACATGGATGCTTTATGGAAAACTATTGATGATGCAGAAGAGCAGGAACAAAAAGCACAGGAAATTGTAAATCAATTAAATAAACAGCAAAATAAGACAGCTACCGAGTAATCGGCGGCTGTTTTTATTTTATAAAAATTCGCAAAGTTGTGAGCGTAAAAAACAACAGTGTCATTCGGTGTCGTTGCACCGCAAAAATTCGTAAAGACATATCGGAGGTAATCAATGAAAAGAGAAGAGTTAATTGCAATGGGTATCAGTGAGGAAAATGTTGAAAAAATCATTGCTGATTACGGCAGTGCCGTACAGAGAGAACAGGCAAAAGCAGCAGAGCTTAAGGCAAAGGCAGACAGCGCAGATGAGTTGCAGAAAAAGCTGGATGAAATGGAAGCAGGAAACCTCACGGAACTTGAAAAAGCAAACAAGGCGTTAGAGACAGCAAATCAGCAGATTGCAGATATGCAGAAGAAAAACGCCATTAGAGACCAGCGCGAAGCATTGATGGAAAAGTTAAAAATCAATGCAGAGCAGGCAAAATCCGTTGTCAAGGATAATGGAAGCCTTGATTATGACGCTCTTGGAAAGATTACAGCCGAAAAGGAAACCGCGGCAGCGCAGGCAAAGGAACAGGAGATTGCAAATAATTCTGAAAATCCGGGCGGCGGTACTGCATGTGGAGAGAATAAAAAAACGGCAGATGTTGAAAATGCCGAAAGTATCAGCTTTGGCGAACCGGCAAAAAATGCAGAAGCCAAAGACTATTATGTTTTATAGGAGGTAAATTATGGGAAAACCGATTGAAAGAGACTTTACACAGAGTAAAGGAATTTTAAAATTCTTTCCTTATGAGGGTGCGGCGTGTATCGTTCCGCAGACAATGGTGTCAAGTGCCGATGCAAACGGAAAGAAGATTGCAAAGGCAGGGACACCGTTCCCAAGCAATGACGAATCTTGCAAAGGGTATCTTCTGGAAGATGTTGACGTAACAATGGGAGATGCGCCTGGAACTTATGTATATCAGGGTTCTATTGACAGCGCAAAGGTAACAGCGAACGGAGTGACCGTGGAAGCAACTGCAAAAGCAGCAACACCGCGTGTTACTTTTTTTGATTAAAAAATGGAGGTATTAGAGAATGGCATTACCATTAGCAGAAGCATTTACCGCAAGAAGTCTTGGGGTTATGTGGAATAATTATGAAAAAACGCTTGGTTCTGCACCTTACTTAGGTAGACAGAAATTTGTAACCAGAAAACAGGACAGCCTTAAACTTAGATTTATCAAAGGGAAAAACGGTCTTCCGGTATCCTTAAAGGCATCCAATTTTGATGCGCAGGCAGAGTTAAGAGATGTCGGTGGATTTTCGGATATTCAGAACGAGATGCCGTTCTACCGTGAATCTTACATGGTAACAGAGCGTGAAGAGCAGAAGTATGCAAATTACCAGTCGGCAGAAAATTCCAACATGGCAAACCAGGTGCTTAGAGAAATCAGCAAAAAACCGATGATGCTTATTGAAGGAGCAAGAGTAGTGCCGGAACGCCAGATTTGGCAGTTATTAGCACCATCTGATGGTATTCCAAGAGTACAGGTAACAATTGACGGAAAAAGCTACTATGTGGATTATACTTCGGACAATGGAGTGGCGCACAAGAGAGATCATTACAAGGATATTTCCGGAAGCGATACTGATAAATGGTCTGCACCAGAAACAGCAACGCCACTTGATGACCTTATCGAGATTAAACGTGAGTTTGCAAAGAAAACCGGATATTCCCTTTCACGTTTTAGCATGAATACAGAAACGTGGGAGATGGTTCTTAAGGCAGAAGACACAAAGAAACAGGTGCTTGGAATTACTGCTTACAATGGAGGTATTCGTTTACAGCAGGGGCAGGTTACAGAGTATCTTAGAGGATACGGCATCGAGATTGAAGTTTACGACAAACTTTACATCGACCCGGCAGACGGTGCCACCAAATATTTTATTCCTACAGGAGTTATTTCAGCGCAGGCATCCGGCGTGTACCTTGGAGATTATGTCTTTGGAAAGACACCGGAAGAGAGAAGCGGAAGTTTAACAGACGGAAACCTTTCTATTGTAGAAACCGGTATTTCGGTATATACATACACAACAAATCATCCGATCAACACTCATTGCGTTGTGTCAATGATCGGATTGCCTACTTTTGAGGGCATGGACAGCGTTGTTGTCATGAAAGTTGCGTAGGAGGTGCGGTATGATTGCTGAATACACGGTAAAGCGCAATGGAAAATGGTACAAAGCAGGAGATGAAATCCCGGACATTGTTCTGGGAGAGAAATCTTCCGGAGGGTACACCAAGACAGAGATTAACAGAATGAGCACTGCTGATTTACAGGCACTTGCCGCTGAACATGGGATCGAGGGTGCAGAAGAAATCAGTGGAGCGGAACTGAAACGCATTTTGATCGAGCAGTTCGGATTATAGGTAGGGAAGAATGGACGAATATACAACATTAGAGCAGGTCAAAATCAGACTGAAACAATTTCATATTGAAACCGTTACGGATGAAGATGGTGTTACTTCTGATGTTGTCGTGTTCGACCAGAAAGAAGATAATCCTTACATCGAACAGCTTATCAAGCAGGCAAGAAATGAAGTGGTAAGCAAGCGGAATTACCCGGAAAGCTACACGGATGAAAAAATATCCGAAGACTTGAAACAGTTTGAGGATGTAATCGTCAATTTAGCCTTGTACGACCATTCACAGGCAGGAGAAGCCTATATGGCAAGTTATTCAGAAAACGGCGTAAGCCGTAGCTGGAAAGACAGGGAAAGCTTGTTTGTTGGAGTATTTCCGTTTGTAAAAGCATTATAACCGTATGGGATTCCATCTGGTTAGAAGATTGTGCGTTACGTTTTGCCGACGTCGGCAAAACGTAGCAGGCGGCACACATTGAGCGGTGGTGGGCGGTGTGCCATAAAAATGAAAGGCGGTATATGATTTGACGATTGAAATATCAACAGCAATCATTATAAGCGTGCTGTCGCTTGGTTTTTCCGTCTTTATGGGCTTGAAGAGCAACAAAAGGACAGACAACACGGATCTTGAAGAACGCGTGAGGGAGAACACACGCATTAACATGAAGTTGGATGCCATTTCAAACAACACGACCGAGATCAAAAATGAAGTTTCAGAGATGCGAAAAGAAATCAATTCTCATGACAACAGGATCATAAAGGTGGAGGAAAGTGTGAAATCGGCTCATCACAGAATTGACGGAATAGAAACCCGTCTTAATGATGAAAAGGAGGTTTAATCATGGATATTATACAGTCGGTAATTGCTAACATGACAATTATTCTGGCGATTATTGGTACGCTGGCATTTGTTGTGTCTGTGGTAACACAGGTAATCAAAGGTGTAGGCGTATTTTCTAAGGTTCCGACGGACATCTTGGTATTTGTTCTTTCCATCGGTATCACGGTCGCTGCGTTTGTGGCATACATGCAGTACATCCAGACATCAATTTTATGGTATATGATTTTGGCAGCTATTATTGCAGGATTTATTGTTGCGTTTGTCGCAATGTATGGATGGGAAAAGCTTTCTGAGCTGTGGAAACGGTTCGGCAAGGATGTGAAGCGAAATGCTTGAGATCAATAAGCAAAAAATGAGTTATTCGCAGCAAAGCGGCAAGGTGCCGGTATATGTGACGGATGATGATGGTAACATCGAATATTCTTCGTACACGGATTCTGATGGTAATGTAATTTATTACCTTGATGATGACGGGAACAAGATACCGAAGACAACCGGAGAGTATACCACAGGTTATGAAAAGCCTGTAATTTTTTATTCTTCGATCAGCAATAAGTTGAGCGAAGCACTTATAAAAGAATTTGGCGTAGATAACTCTACAAATTTTGTTCAGATCGTAGAAGACAAAGGAAAGCTTCCATTGAGCGTCGGATCTTTGGTATGGAAACGATCAGACGTAAAGTACAAAGATGAAGAGAATACAATCGTTGACGAAAATTCGGCTGATTACATCGTAAAAGGTGTCGCAGACGAGGGATTGACGGTTGATTTGTTCTTGTTACAAAAAAATGTGAAGTAGGTGTGGCATGGGGAAGAAAGTAATCACAATGAGCCTGTCTGAAAAGTCTATTCAGAACGCCATACGAGAGCTTAGAGCCTATAAAAACAGCTTGACATATAAATGCCAGCTATTGGCAGAAAAACTCGCGGAAAAGGGCGTAGAGATTGCCAGAGTACAAATTGCTGACCTTGACGCAATATTCACATCAGAATTGATTTCCAGTATTCATTCAGAATACAAGGGAAGTACCAAAGGAGGCGGGATATGGGCGGTAGTTGCCGGGACGGACCATGCAATGTTTGTTGAATTTGGAACAGGAACCGTAGGACAGCAAAATCCTTATCCAGGGAAACTGCCGGATGGCGTTTCGTGGCAGTATGCAAGTGGAAAAACTATCCATCAGATTTCAGATGGAAGATATGGATGGTTTTATCAGGACGACAATGGCGATTGGTGGTTTACAGAGGGAATGCCAAGCCGACCATTCATGTATCTGACCGCAAATGAGTTGCGGCAGATTGTTACACAGACAGCGAAGGAGGTGTTTGGATAATGGCAGGAAACCAGTGGGTATTTGACCTTGAAATAAACATTTTCTCCAATGTTGCAACGATAGCCAAACCAAAACTCAAGAAAAAATACAAAAGCATGAATTTTGACACTGCATTTACAACGGTTGAAAAGAACCTTGATAAAGACCCTGTTTTCCCGACTATTTACATCCATGAGATGCCGGGGCTTGAACGTGGGGCAGATTTAGAGGGCACATCCGTAAATGCGGTGCAGGAAACAATACAGGTTGACGTCATTACAAACACAAAGCAGAGCGATGCAAAAGGGATTATGGCTATTTTAGCTGATGCCTTTAAACAGATGCGATTTCAAATTACAGCAATGCCGGAGTTTAAAAATGACAGTGAAAAAAAATTTAGAAGCGTTGCAAGGTTCCGGCGGATAATCGGAGCCAACGACAGATTGATGTAAAAGAGCCGAAAGGCTCTATTTTTTATGCACCGGGTGCAAAAAGATGCGCCCGATAACCGCATTATTTGGCGGTAGAAAGAGAGGTAAAAATGGCAGAAGCAGGATTGTCTACGTTAGGAATTACGTTTGGCTATGGCACAGAAGCGACAGCCGGAACAAAGCCTACATCGTTTAAACAGCTTACAAGAATTAACGCAATCGGCGGTATTAACATTGAGCCGGAACAGATTGACGCATCTGCATTAGAAGATGCTATTACCAGATATGTAAAGGGTCGCGCAGATACCGGTGGCTCTTTCCCTATCACGGTAAACCTTACGGATGCCACAAAGGAAGAGTGGGAAGCACTTATCACGGCGTATAAGGCGCTTTCCGGCGGGAAAAGAATGTGGTTTGAAACTATTATCCCGGGATTTACCGACGCGTTTTTTGTTGTGGCTCAGCCGCCAGAGCAGATTCCACAGCCGGAGATTGGTCAGAACGAACTTTTGACGGTTGAAATGAATCTTACCATTGAAGAATACAAGGGCATGGACACCGCTGTAGCTTTTACACCGGGGGAATAACACGTCAGTCGAATAGTTCGGTTGGATCGGCTGACGATAACCAGACAACCGAGCCAGAGCTTGAAGAAACAATTTAAAAGAACAGGGCGGTCTTCGGACTGCCCTTTCCCTATATGAGAGGGAGAAAGGGAAAGAAAATGACAAAATTAAAATTTGGCGAGAAAGAATTACAGATCAAGTTTGGATATGAAGCAACCGTGAAAAGCGGAATTATCAAGAAAGTAGCAAAATTAGACCAGATGGAAGATATTGAAGCGGTTGACGAAATCCTTTTATTTCTTCCAGAGTTAATCCTTGTAGGCGCGCAGAAGTTTCACAAAGAGGAACTTGGATACAATCCGGACAATGAGGGAGAAAAGGAACAGCAGCTTGGAAAAGTATATGCCATGCTGGATGATTACTTTGACGGAGAAGATGCAGATGTTCAGGTACTTTACAATGCACTTTTAGCGGAGCTGCTTGAAAACGGTTTTTTATCAAAACTGCTCAAAGCAGATCAGAAAGAAGCGGAGAAGAAAACTCCGAGGAAAAAGTAGAAGAACAGAGAGAACTTACATGGGAAACGTATTGCGCGGAAATCCGCCCATTCTGGCTTTTAGTCACTAAAGGGTATGGATTTACCGTGCATGATATAGACGCGTCCTGCCCGGCTGATTTACAGCCTTATGCGGATGCTTACAACTTAGATAAAAAGCAAAGAGACAATGAGATGTGGATGTGGTTTGGAACATATGGATTGTCTGCGGTATCGGTGGCAGTAGAACATTGCCTTGCCGGTCGAAAAGCAAAATCAAAGTATATTAAAAAACCAATTAATGAGCAACAAGGGAAAGATGATTCAGAAATGACGGAAGAAGAAATAAAGAAACAGAGAGAGCTATTTGTGGCAAAGCTCAAAATTATGCAGTCAAACTATGAGTTGAGCCATCCAAAACCAGAAAAGAACTTGGAGGTATAAATATGTCAATTAGAATTGGATCTGCAAGACATGATGAAAATGGGAAATTGACCGGTGGGAGACCGGGAGATCAGACCGGAACAGAAGTAAGTATGCAAAACTTTTATGTTCATAAAAAAGGATGGTATGTGTTAAGGCCAAAAACAAAAGATATGGCGGATAAACTGGCAGAATCAATGATTACAGCGTGCAATAATGATAATATTGGCTACTGTCAGGGACACCGGCTTGGAATTGTCAAATATGGTATTAATTCAAAAGTAAAAACAGAAGCAGATTGCGGCACAACGGTACGTGCATGCATTATTCATGCAACTGGAAAAGATGTTGGAAATTTCACCACAGCAAATGAAAAATCTGTACTTCTTTCTAGTGGCATGTTTGATGACATTGGAGGTTATGCGGCAGGAATGGTTCTTTACAATGGAGATGTTATTGTCACAAAAACAAAAGGTCATACAGCGATTGTGACAAGCGGAAACCCTAGAAAAAATGTAAAAGATCATTTAAACCCATACCCGGAACCTGCAAGGATTTTAAAGAAAAAATTCCCTTGCATGAGAGGGGATGATGTGAGATGGCTTCAGACGGAGCTTATTTATCACGGATGCCTGGATGAAAAAGATAAAAAGGGAAACAGTAATGTGGACGGTATTCTTGGAAATGATACGGCGACCGGTATTGGAACATTCCAGAAAAAAGTCGGAATTACAGTAGATAAGAAATGCGGACCGGTTACAAGAGAAAAATTAAAAGAGTAGATCAAGGACGGTAAGGTGTCACAGCCTACCGTCTTTTTATTTTGCATAGAAAGTTGGTGCATATATGGCAGACATTGATGAATTACAAATAAAAATCAAAGCTGACTCTGCAAAAGCAAGTAATTCCATAGAAAGCCTTGTAAACAGCATGAATAGGCTCCGGGAAAGCATATCGTTTGACACTGCAAAACTTTCAAATATTGCAAGCGGAATCAGAAGCATTTCCGATGCGGCTACCGGGTTCAAAGGTGGTAAATCTTCGGAAATCACATCAATGGTGCGGGCACTCAATAAATTTTCTGGTGTTGATGCAAATTCTATCCACGGAATATCTTCTGCTGTGAGAGATCTTGCATCTGGAATAGCAAGTGTTAAGGCTGTTGATACAAGCGGACTCATAAGCATGGTGTCTGCGTTGTCAAAAATCGGTGGCAATGCATCTACACAGGCGACAAAGAATCTGCCGGCTTTATCTGCGCAGTTACAAAACTTTGTACGCCAGATGAACAAGATAGGTGCATTGAATTTTGATATGACCAATATGAGTAATCTTGTAACGTCCATATCAAGGCTTGGAAGCGTTGCAAGCGGTCGTGCGGTAACTAATATACCTTTGCTTGCTGACAATCTCAAATACCTGTTTGAGACGCTTTCAAAAGCACCAAATGTATCTTCGAATATCATTCAGATGACGCAGGCACTTGGCAATCTTTCCAACAGGTCTGGCAGCGCAATTTCCGGATTAAATACCAGCATCAGTAGTCTTTCCGGTTCTTTCCTTGGATTTAAGACATCCACAGGAAAAGCATTGATCGGACTCAAGTCATTCACAAGACAGATTTTGTCCTCTATGGGGATTTATCTTGGTCTGTACGGAGCGATCAGGGGAATAAAAAATGCAATCGACATATCATCCGCATTAACAGAGGTTCAGAACGTTGTTGATGCTACTTTTGGGGACATGTCAAAGAAAGTCAATGATTTTGCACAGGACTCTATACGACAGTTCGGTATGTCAGAACTGACACTGAAACAGACGGCAAGCCGATTCCAAGCAATGGGAACAGCCATGGGAATTGACAGCAGTTTGATAAAGAAAGCCAATGAGTTTTTGAACAAACAGACAGATGGCTATATTGGTTTGTCTGATTCCATGGCTGATGTGTCTTTGAATTTAACAAAATTAACTGCTGATATGGCATCTCTGTATAACATAGATCAGGATGTTGTGTCGCAGGATTTAGCTGCAATATTTACCGGACAGACACGTCCATTAAGAGATTACGGTCTTGATCTTACACAGGCAACCCTTAAAGAGTGGGCGATGAAACAGGGATTAGATTCTGATATTGCGTCTATGTCTCAGGCTGAAAAGACAATGCTCCGGTATCAGTATGTCCTTGCCAATACGCAGACAGCGCAGGGAGACTTTGCGCGTACTGCTGATTCGTGGGCGAACCAGATCAGAATTTTAAAACAGTCGTTTGAACAGCTTGGCAGTGTTATTGGTGGAGCATTAATCAATGCTTTCAAACCATTCGTAAAAGCACTCAATTCTGTTTTACTGGTTGTTATCAGCTTTGTCACAAAGGTTACAAACGCTTTAGGCGCAATCTTCGGATGGAAATATGAGGATTCTGGTGCGGGTCTTGCGGATAACTTTTCAGATGCGGCAGAAAGTGCAGATGATGTTGCGGACAGTACAGGACAGGCGGCAAAGAACATTGACAAGATGAATAAAGGTGTCCGTCAGTTTGATGAATTGAAACCGATTACAACAAATGATGGTTCTGGCAAAAAAGGTTCGGGCGGTTCCGGCGGCGGTGGCGCATCAGGCGGTGCCAGTGGCGGTAAACTCGTCAAGACTGATACCATTTTCAAAAATTACGAAAGTGATATTAAAAATCTGAAACAACTTGGAAAATACATCAGTGATGCCTTATCAAAAGCTATGGAGTCTATCAACTGGGATAAGATTTATTCCAAGGCAAAAAACTTCGGTAAAGGCTTGGCAGATTTCCTTAATGGTCTTATCAATCCAAGACTGTTCGGGAATGTCGGAAAAACGATTGCAGGGGCATTGAATACTACATTGGAGTTTTTAAATTCTTTTGGAACGAGATTTAACTGGAAGAATTTTGGAAATTCTATTGCAGCAGGGATTAATAAATTTTTCAAAACTTTCAAGTTTACTCTTTTGGCAAGAACATTGAATACATGGGCGAAAGGTTTGCTTGATGCAATGATTTCTGCTATTGATGGAGTGAATTGGTATAGGATTGGAAAGAAAATCGGAGAGTTCCTGTCTGATATAGATTGGCTTGGCATATGTGGAAAAATTGCGCAGGTAATTTGGAAAGCTATAAATGCTGGGCTAAGCACATGGTCTGGTATATTTTCTGCTGCACCAATAGAAGCAACCATTCTTGGAGTAATTGCAGCAATAAAAATATCAACCATTACGTTATCAGCATTAGACAATATTAAGACAAAGATTTTGGCAATAAAAGATACTCTTTTGAATTTTGCAGCTACTGTCGTTGCGCATCCTTATTTAGCAATAGCAGCGGCGATCGCAGCAATAGGGTTAGCTGTATATAATTTCCATAAAAGTTGGCAAAAAGAGATTGCAGATCAGTTTTTGGAGTTTGAGGAAGAAATAGGATCAAATAACCAGAAAATGGAAGATGCCGCACAAAATCTAAGAGATTTAGCTGACACTACAAAGGATTTAACATCTAAATCCGAAGCAAGTGCAGATCAGCTTCAACAGCTTGCAGATTCATATTTCGAACTTGCAGACAAGACGAGCTTAACAGCAGCAGATCAAGAAACATTAAAAACGAGAGCACAACAGCTTATTGATATTTGTCCAGAATTAGCAAATCAGATTGATATGACTACTGGAAAATATACAGCACAAAAGGAAGAACTTCTAAAGACCATAGAAGCGCAGAAAGAATATTATAGAGTTGCAGGATATAAAGATGTTGTAGAGCAGTACAGTAAGGCACTTGCGGAAGCTAATGTCGAGTTGGAAGTATCAGAGCAGAACTACAAAAAAAATAAAACAGAGTTAGATAAACTCAATAAAATAATTTCTGATATAGGTGCAACAGAGGACTGGAATGATTGGTGGAAGCGAAATGCAGACGCTTTAAAAGCAAATGGCATAGAAGCAAAAAATGCAAGCGATGCACATGATGAACTTGTAAAGAAAATGGTTTTCTTAGAAGATGAACAGTCCAAAATAACAGAAACACAAAAGACGCTTAGAGATGAGGTTGAAAAAGCTACAACATCTTACAATACTGCAAATGATATGCTTGAACAACATACGCAGAAATACAATAAATTGTCTGATGCCGTAGATAAGATTAACTTTGGACAAATTGCATTGAACGCATCAAAAGCAATAGATGATCTTGGCGGAATATTTGTCAATGGTAAGCAGGTAATCGGAAAAGAAGCAGTAGAATTATATCAAACAATTATTGATTCCTATGGAACGACAGACCAAGATATGTATAACCTTGGGGAAAAAGGAATGGTACAATTTGGTGTTGGCGGAGTTGCAGGAACGAAAGAAGCAATACCAACATTGACCGCAGAACTAGAAAATGAAATAACAACATGGTATAACGACAGAGGATACAATGTAGCAATAGAAGGCGGAAAAGTAATTGTTAAAGGATTTTCGGATGGTGGTGTAGCCCAGTCTCAAAGTGCAGTCGATACAGTTACCGGAGAAATTACACGAAAAGGTAAATTAAAGGAACTCATGCTGTCCAATATGGGGGAAAGTTGGGCGAAAAATACAGTAGATGGATACAATGATGGTATCAGAGATAACTCAAGCAGTACTGGAGATGCTATGCTTGATTATATGAACAATAATATCAAGGCACCTTTTACAACAAACATGGGGATACATTCGCCATCCACGGTGTTTTCTGATTATGGAAAATATACGGTAGAGGGATTTAATAGTGGAGTATCTGGGAATCAGAATACAACGCACGGTGTTATTTCTAGCTGGGTATCAAATATTGGTTCTTGGTTTACAAATTTGATGGGGATACATTCGCCATCAAGAGTGTTTAAAGAATTTGCAGGATTTACGGTAGAAGGATTTAATAATGGTATTTCTGATGGATCTAAAAGTACATTTAAGGAGATAAAAAACTGGTCCGAGGGAATTAAGGACAGTTTTGGATTGACAGGGTTAAAAGCAGCGCCGGAAGTTGTATATAAGTACAATAGAAGCATAACTGACAACGTAAACGCATCTATAAAATACAATTCCGGTAGCATTGAAAGTACTATTGGAAAAGAAATGCAGATAGCAATGTCAAGCGCTATTGATTACGATAAACTGGGAGACGTCATTGTATCAAAACTTGAAAAAGCAGATATTACGGCGGTTCTTGATTCAGATAAAGCGTATCAAGGGACAGTAAAAAAATGGAGACAGGAAGCAAATAGAACGCAGAGAAATCCAGTTCCAATATTTTAATTGCAACTCTCTTTCGTTTGTGGTATGGTTTGTATAATATATTACAAATGGGAGGGAGTTCATGAAAAAGTGGGGAATAGTAATTTTGACAATAGCTGTGTTGGTATTAACTGGGTGTGGAAACGGATATGAGGAAGAAAAAATAGAGACGACAGAAACGGATGGAACTGTCGTGATTGAAAGAGAAACTGGAATAGAAAAGAATGTAAAAAGTATACCGTATGACAGCATGAATTATAATGATAGTACATTTGGAATAAAATCAGTAGATTTGTGTCAGATGGAATATAAAAATGGTTACATGCCGTATGTTATAGTTGAATTTGATATAAGCACACTTTCAGAAGAAGATATCTACTGGCTGTATGAAAATGATCAAAAAGATTTTGATATTTGTGTTTATATAGACAGCGAAAAGAATAGAATTGATTTTGAAAATATGGATACATTGTATCTTGGGAAAGATGATAGTAAAGTTATCTGTATATTTACTCTTTATGATTATTATAAATTTGACATGTCAGACATGGAAGTAACTGTTTGCGTGAATGTAAAACAGAATGACAAATGCACATACCAAAACAAGGATACTGGAGGAATATCAGACTTAAGAAAAGAAAATTCATACGATTGGTCTATAAATAGATATTCTTCTGATATAAAAATAGATGTTTTGAACGGAATCCCTGTTGAATATATTTCGTATATTGAAAATTACATAGGAACCTTATAAGCGAGGGAAAATACATGGGAGATAAAACATTAGAATCAGAACTAATGGCGTGTAAAGAAGAATTAAAAGAAGCAAATGAACAAATAGAATATTTAAAATATGAGTTGGAGAAAAAAGAAAAAAATCACAAATGGGAAATCAGGGAAATAAATAAAAGAATAGAACAGGCAACTGATAAAAACTTGGAATTATATGACAGAGAATCAAAAGCACTTATTTATGCAGATCAGTTGGAAAAAGATAAAAACATACTTGTTAAAGAAAAGAGAGAACATGAAAAGAAAATAGAAAAATTAGAGAGAGAAAATGAACAGTTGAAAGAAGAATTAGCAAAAATTACAGAAAGAAAAAACTTTAGCAACGATCCTGAATGGAGAGTACTTAAAGCAGCAGGGGAAAATAAGAAAACAAAATAATCCAATTAGAAAAAGACGCCTCAAGAGGTGTCTTTTTTGTATTCCTTGATTTTTAACAGATCGGATAAGTATTCTAGCAAGCGTTTTTGCCCAGAATTGTTTAATTTGTGAAAATTGCTGATAAAATTTGCAAATTAGCTGTTTGACAAACACACATAGAAAATATATAATTTCAATAATTAAAAATCACGCAGGTAAGACCTAAAGAATTAGGATGTCCTGCAAGCCTATGAGGAATAGGTGCGGATTCGTGACCGCCAGAGATTGAAGAAATTCAGTCTTTGGTGGTCTTTTTATTTATTTCAAACTGCATAAGAAAAATAAAAAAATGAAATTTAAACCTGCCTGTCAAATGACAGTAGCGAAAGAAAGGTGGAAAAGAGTATGTATGAATTGGTGGAACTCAAAGGAAACGATGTTTTTACAAACAGCAAAGTGATTGCAGATGGAACAAATAACCAACATGAATCTGTTGTTGCTATTATCAGAAAATATGAGAAAGATATTTTAGACTTTGGCAATATTGATTTCTCCGATTTAAAATCGGGGAAAAGGGGGCAGCCTGAAAGAGTTTATTATTTGAATGAGGAACAAGCAACATTTGTTATAACTCTTTTGAGAAATTCAAAAATAGTTGTGAAGTTTAAGAAAGAGTTGGTTCGACAGTTTTATGCAATGCGCAGATTTATTCTTGAAAAGCAATCGAAACTATGGGGCGAAACAAGAATTGCTAATAAAGAAAATCGGCTGAAAGAAACTGATGTGATTAAACTTCTTGTAGACTATGCCAAAGAACAAGGAAGTACGCATTCAGATAAACTGTATGTGACATATACCAAGTTGGCAAAATCAGTAATTGGTGGAAATCGCGACAATATCACAGTTTCAGATCTCAATAATCTAACCCTTGTGGAAAGCATTATTTTGCAGACTATTAGAATTGATATGTCAATGGGTATGCACTACAAGGATATTTATAGGGATTGCAAAAATAGAATAGAACAATTTGCAGATATAACTTACCTGTCCGCTTAGCCCCGAAAATTTGGGGCTATTCCAGTATTTCGTCACGGGAAATTACAATCTTACTAAATATATAGCGTGCGACTCCTGTTAGGGTATGTTCCTAACGCACGTGAATTTAAAGGTTGAGCCTTGCGAAATGTAAGGCTCGGAAATTTAGGAGATAGAAAATATGGCATACACAGCTCTTGCAACTAAAGTTAAGGAAAATAACATTGAAGTTTTTAATAATCCAGAACTTGGATTTTCAGCACGAACAATGTTAAATGAGGACGGAAGTATTTCTATCAATGCAGAGGATACAGCTAGAGGATTTGGCTGGACACAGGAAAAGAACGGAAAAACATATGTAAGATGGGAGACTATGAATGGATATTGTATAGAGTTTGGATTTTCCCAACTTGTTGGGAAAGACGATTATATCCCAGAACCGATTTTTTATCGCCTTGGTATGAAAGCAAGCAACAAAACGGCGGACAAGTTCCAGAACTGGCTCGCAATGGAAGTCATTCCAAGCATCCGGAAACATGGTATGTATGCTACGGATAAGGTAATTGATAATATTTTAAGCAATCCAGACTTTGGTATTAAGATATTGACGGAGCTGAAAGAAGAAAGAATTGCTAGAATAGCAGCGGAAGAAGAAAAGGAAAAGTTACAACAGGAACTTGATTATAGCAAAGACTGGTATTCTATTAAGCGTGTTGCAGCAATGAACGGTGTGGACTGGAAAACATTTAATTGGCGAAAACTCAAAGAAAAGAGCATTGAACTTGGATATGGCGTAAAAAAGATTTTTGATGCGAATTATGGAGAGGTTAACACTTATCACAGGGATGCTTGGGAAGTAACATACCCGGAGTATGAAATTTAGGAGAAATTTTATGAACAAATCAGAAATCAGGATTACATATGGGAACACGGGAGTAATTCACACACCGGAGAAAATTGTGATTAAATCGCCCAATATCGAAGTAATTACAAAATAGATCAAGAAAAAGAAGTGGCACCTATCAAATTGGTGGTAGGTACTATTTTTATACCTATTTTCAGGAGAATAGCCATGAAAAAATATAAACCAATAGACTGGAGCAAGTGCCCGGAAAGTCGCACACCAATAGGAAATCCGAATAATTGCGTTGTTGCGGATATTCTGCCGGACGGAAAAACGGAAATCTTATTTTTAAGCGACAATAACGGCATCCATATCAATAGATTCAGAAACGAAAAGTAAGCGGAGGTGATCGTATGGCATACAGCGGATGGCTTTTAAAGATTGGAAATTACATAGTGCCAATGTCTTTTATGAAAGCGGAATCATATAGTCCATATGTCAATATGCAGGATTTAGATGATTATACGGATGCCAATGGTTATCTGCATAGAAATGCCGTGGAGTTAAAGGCGTTAAAGGTCGAATTTGAGACCCCGGCTATGCTGACAAATAAGACTTTCAATGAGGTTTTAAATAATATCAGAAGCCAGTTCACAAATGCGACAGGGAGAGCCTGCTATATCACAGCGTATATCCCGGAATATGACGATTATGTGACGCAGTACGGCTATATGGCAGATTTTCAGCCTACGATATACGGAACATATGATGGAATAATTCGTTACAATTCAGTTCGGCTTGCTTTCATAGGGGGTGTGTACGGTGGTTAATTATAAATATGGCGACTTGTTCAAAAAAGATACGGTCGATAAGCAGTTATCCATCGTATCTGATGACGGAAAAGTCAATATCACAAATACAGAGCTACACCAAGAAAAATTCGAATTGACCGAAAGTTTGTGTTCAGAACAGGAATTGACGTTTGGTTCGTGTGAAGCCGCCATGATTAAATTCACGGTGTCAAATACATTTTTGCCAATGAAGGGCAGATGGATGACAGTAAGGATGTCTCTTGGTGGACATGCAGATATCCCGTTCCAGTTCGGACGATATAAGGTTGATTCTGATACGCCTACGGCAGACAGGACGTGCCGTGATGTTGTCGCATATGATGCTCTTTATGACATTTTAAATGCAGATGTGGCAGCATGGTATAACACTGTCTTTCCATCCCATAAAGAGCAGCAGAAAGATAAAGATGGAAAAACTAGGACTGTTACAGTTTATGATCCGGTCACAATGAAGCAGTTCCGGGACAGTTTTTTTAAGCACTTCAGGATTGAGCAGGCTGACATTATACTGGTTAATGACGGCATGTCTATTGAAAAAACAGTTGCAGTCACGGCATCCAGCGAGACAAGTTCTGATACAGAGGAATCGAGCACCATAGGCGAATCTATGAGCGGCAAGGAAGTGTTGTCCTGTATTTGTGAGATCAATGGCTGTATGGGGCACATGGGGCGCGACGGGAAGTTTCATTATATATATCTGGAGCAGAATATACAGGGACTTTATCCGAGAAACGATCTTTATCCGGCAGATGATTTGTTCCCAAGAGATCCGAAAAGCAACCGTATCGGGAAGGATTTATATATAACGGCTGAATACGAAGATTTTCTGGTCAGAACGATCAATAAGTTACAGATCCGGGAGCAAAAGAATGATATCGGCGTGATCGTGGGTACTGGAGACAATGCTTATGTGATCGAGGATAATTTTCTTGTCTATGGAAAAGGCACAAAAGAACTGAAGGTTATTGCAAAAAATATTCTTTCCAAGATCAGAGGTATTGTTTATCGTCCGTTTACGGCAGACTGCAAAGGGAACCCTTGCCTTGAGGTCGGGGATGCGGTGCGGCTGCCGACCAGATATGAACTGATCGAGTCCTATATTTTGAAAAGAACTTTGAAAGGCATACAGGCCTTGCGTGATGATCTGGAAGCGGATGGGGAAGAGTACCGGACAAACGGGGCGAACGGAATACAGAAAAGTATTTTAAAGCTCAAAGGCAAGAGCAATGTGTTGGAGCGAACCATTGAAAAGACACAGAGCACGATAACTGATGTTGAGAAGGGATTGCAGTCACAGATCACGCAGACCGCAACCGAAATTCGCACAGAAGTTAAAAATACAACGGATGGTTTATCATCGAGAATCACGCAAAATGCGAGCAGTATTACAGCAGAAGTTAAAAGGGCACAGGGACAGGAAGTTGAACTTGCAGCAGCTATTAAAATTAATGAGGACAAGATTACAGCGGAAGTTACGAGAGCAAGCAAAGCAGAGGGCGATTTGTCCGGAAAGATAGAGGTAACTGCAACTAAGATACGGTCAGAAGTCAGTGCTTCGTTGAAGGCATGGAATATTGATGGCTATGATATTAATTATTATGGTTTTGGAAAACCCCAAGATACTTACCCTGCATCATCCAAATATAATGGACGCAGTTTTTTAGATCAGGATAGTGGAAAATTGTATGGCTGCGATCCGGATGGCGGAATTAACAGCGGTAAATATAAATGGACATTGATAACCACGCTTAAGCAGCTTTCATCCAATATGTCCAGTGCGATTACGCAGACATCAAAGGGGATCGAAAGCAAAGTTACAAGAGATAGTGTTGTTTCAGAAATCAACCAGTCAGCCGAGGGCATCAAAATTAAAGCAAAACTGCTTGAATTAAAAGGTTCTATGGAAATGACCGGGGGATATATGCATATTCAAGCGGAAGAGTCTGTAGAAAACCTTATTGAATTTAAACGCAGTGGAACACTTGTACAGATGGGAACGGATGGATTTCGAACAGTGGAAGGGACGCTTGAAAGTCCTGTTCATAAATGTACGGTTCAATATAATCAGGTTTCATTGCATAAAGGCGCAAACGATAATGACCACATGATGATCCATTTAGACGGAGATACCGGAGTAGGTGGATTCAGAGGTGGAGTAATTAATGGATCTGACAAAAGAATAAAAAACACAATTTTAGATTTAAGCAAAAAGCAATCATCTGAGTTTATTTATTCTTTAAGAGCAAAATCGTATCGTTATAATTTCGAAAAAGATGGGTTCCATCATGGATTTATTGCACAGGATGTTTTGAAAAAAGCGGAAAAAGGGTGGAATATTTGTCCAAAAACGTTTTCAGACAGCAATGGGAAAAAGTATTACGGACTGAAATATACGGAACTGATTGCTGATCTGGTTGCCACAGTGCAGTTGCAGCATGACGAGATAGAACAGTTAAAGGAAAAGGTGGAAAATCTATGATAAATGCAAAAATCCGGAAATTTGAAAACGACATTATAAATTATGCAAATTTGTGTGAGGATGTCCCAATCGAAGCTAAGTACCTAGTGTTTAAGGATATTCTGCAGCAGATTAAGGAAGAAGCAAACAGACATGTTATAGCCGAACGGGAGCAGATGAAGCTTGCAAAGGAAAGGGAGAGTGAGGACCATGAACAAAGCGCATAGTGCTATTAATTGGGAGAATTACCCGAGTGATGAAACACCGCTTAATGAAAGCAATCTTAACAAAATGGACGCAGCTATTGGCGTTATTGATGATCGTGTAATCACTCTTGATACCACAAAAGCCACGAAAACAGAAGTGGCTACCCTTGTTGCAGACGTGACCTTTGAGGAATCGACCGGAATCATTACAATCACAAAAAAGAACGGTTCTAAGATTACGATTGATACACAGATGGAGAAAATCGCAATCAACTTCGTTTATAACCCGACCACACAGCAGATTATCCTGACTCTGATTGATGGCACGAAACAGTACATAGACCTGTCGGCACTGATTACACAGTATGAGTTCCTTGATTCTGATACGGTAGCTTTTTATATTGATAAGGATGGAAAAGTGTCTGCCATCGTCAAAGAGGGTAGCATCGAGGAAAAACACTTGGAGCCAAACTATCTTGCAAAAATTAAGGTGGAAGTAGCAAAGGCAGAGTCAAGCCAGCAGGCAGCGGCAATGTCTGAAATAAACGCCAAAGCAAGTGAGAATGCCGCAAAAGCCAGTGAAACAGCTGCAAAAAAATCAGAGGACAATGCCAAGGCGTCCGAGACAGCGGCAGCGAAGTCAGCTACGGCGGCAGCGGCATCCGAAAGCAACGCAAAAGTCAGTGAGACATCCGCCAGTGAATCATCCGCCACAGCCACGGAGAAAGCATCGTCCGCCAGTCAGTCAGCTGATACAGCAGCCGAAAAAGCAGATATTGCAACTCAAAAGGCTGCGGAGATCATCGGTAAAGCGGAATCTGCAGAAGAAAGTGCAACCAAGGCACAGAGTTATGCTGTTGGTGGTACAGGAAGCAGAGAGGGCGAGGATTCTGACAATGCCAAGTATTACTATCAGCAGGCAAAAGATGTATCAGAAGGACTTAAAGGTGGATTGCAGCCACACGGAACAGTTGCATTTGCAGATCTTCCGGCACTTGCGGATGTTAGCACAGGGTGGATGTTCAATATTTCAGACGAATTTACGACCACCGCAGATTTTAAAGAGGGAGCGGGCAGTACAGTTCCGGCGGGAGCAAACATTTACAAAACATCAGATGAAAAGTGGGATGTGCTTGCCGGAACTCCAGTTACCGGAATCAAAGGTGTAAATGAAGATTCTTTCCGTCGTGGAAATGTAGTGCTTACGGCAAAAGATGTTGGAGCAGTGTCAACCGGGGGAGATACAGCAGAGAATACCACAGCATTTACAGCAGCATCCGCAAGAGAAAATCTCAAAAGCGGAGAAAAGCATAGTATTTTGTTCGGGAAAATCGCAAAGTGGTTTGCAGATCTGAAAGCAGTTGCTTTTAGCGGCAGTTATAATGATTTGAGCAATAAACCAACTATACCAACTGTAATCAATAATAACACAACAACTGTAGCAGGGTATGCACTTGATGCAAGGCAGGCAAATCCGAATGTATCAGGGAGCATGGCGGCTCAGATGAAGAGTAATTATGAACCCAAATTACAAATAGTCAGTGCCGCAAGCACTGCCGCTGGGTTAGGAGCAGGAGCAACCAGAACAGATACAATTAGTATTACAATTCCAACAGGCTATTCATTTACGGGATTTGTAATTTGCGATTATAATAACAATTCCGGAAAAACTTTAACCACTATTCAAACTGTAACAGTATCAGGTTCAAATGTAACTGTATTAGTACTGTTATATAATACGTCGTCCGGGAAAAGTAATACACTTGCCAGAGTAAAAGCACTTATGGTCAAGAATATTTAGTAAAAGGAAGAAATATGTTATGAAATTAAAAACAACAAAAAATACTTTAACAATTAATAACATCAATTATGTTGATGGAAAACTGAATGTCGAATTTACAGGCAACCAAACCTGTGAGGAGCTGCAGGACGCTTTTTCGGATAAGGAAGAACTTGCAGTGTTAAAAATTTACACTGACGAGGATGCGTTGACATCAGTTATTCCGGGATATGTAGTCTTAGAGCAGATTATTTTACCAAATGTCGCCGTAAAGCCCCTTGCTTTAGCAATGGGGATATAAGGCGACTTCTTTTGCTTAATTAGTTTTCTCAAAGTTATCTAATTTTATGTTGTATTAGATAACTTTAAGGTGTATAATATTTATATGGAATACAAATCTAACAATAATGTGGTTTATTCCTGTAAGTACCATGTGGTCTTTTGTCCAAAGTATCGACGTTCCGTTTTAATAAACGGTGTTGATGTTCGCTTAAAGGAGTTGATACAACAAACATGCGAACAGCTTAATGTCGAAATCATAGAAATGGAAATCATGCCAGACCATGTGCATTTGCTCATGGAAGTAGACCCGCAATTCGGTATTCATAAAGCCGTTAAGCAAATCAAAGGCTATTCATCTCGTGTTTTGAGAGAAGAATTTCCTTGTCTTAAATCAAGACTTCCAAGCCTTTGGACCAACAGTTATTTTGTTTCTACAGTTGGTGGTGCTCCACTTGCTGTAATCAAACAGTACATCGAAAATCAGAAAAACGTTTAGGCGGTGATATAATGCAGCTTTCAGAAACAGTAAAAGTATATCCAACTGAATATCAGAAAACCTTAATCACGCAGACTATGACAGAGTATATAGATACTGTTAATAGCCTTGTTTCTGAGGCTGTAAGTGGTCATTCTATTGCAAAGACTACCACTGCTGATGTAAGTGCCGACCTGCCAAGCGCATTGCTTAATCAGTGTATTCGTGATGCAAAATCCATTGTAAAGAAGCACTACAAATACTGTCGTAAGGCTGTTCTTAAAAACAGAAGCCTCGCAAAGCGTGGCTCTGCTATCAGAACCAAAGCACCTAATCTTCCAATACTGAAAAAACATTGCTGTTATATCAATAATCAAAACTATAAAGTTAAGAATAACTGTATCGAATTTCCAGTAATGATAGACGGTAAATCAAAACGTATTTCTGTTTTCGTAAAGCTCACAGACCGTCAGAAAGCATTATTTTCTGATGCAAAGTTTGGTACTATGCGTATCGTGATTAAGAACCATACACTTGTTGCTCAAATCGTATACGAGGTTGCAGAACCTGAACTCAAGTTGGATGGCAATGTTATGGGTATAGACTTAGGTATCAAATGTCCTGCGGTTAGCTATTGTTCTGAGGGTTCTGTTAAGTTTTATGGTAATGGTCGCAAAAACAAATATATGCGTAGACATTATGCTTATCTTCGTAAAAAGTTACAGACCTCTAAAAAGATAAATGCTGTAAAACGAATCAATGATAAGGAACAACGCATAATGCGTGATATCGACCATAAAATAAGCCACGACATTGTAGAAACAGCAGTAGCTCACAATGTTAAAGTGATTAAGTTAGAGCACCTACAAAACATTCGCTCTACGACAAGAAAAAGTCGTAAAAACAATCATAGTCTGCACACATGGTCATTCTATAGGCTTGCTCAATTTATAGAATATAAGGCAAAGTTAGCAGGCATATCCGTTGAGTATGTAGATTCAGCATACACAAGCCAGAGATGTCCTATCTGCGGAAGTGTTCATCACGCAGATGATAGAAACTATACTTGTGAATGTGGATTCCATATCCATAGAGACCTTTTGGGTGCTATGAATATCTGTAACTCAACTGAGTTTGTTGGTAACAGACAAACTGCGTAGAGAACTATATGTTCTGCTCTACGAGGGCTGATGGCACAGCCCTAACTTGGGGTACGACCTATCAGAAATGAACTGGTCAGCCGATACCTTTCGGCAGCCACCAAGAATCCCCTGCCTTTAGGCATGGGGAGTGTCAATATATTACCCATTTTCTTTACCAACATTTACTACATTTTCCTAACCCCTGACTTATTGCCTGTTCTTCTGTGATTTGTACAGCCTTATCGGGATTCATCCTTCCACAATTATTGATACTATGGTATTTATTTCCTGTTGCTGACTTCCAAACCATTAAAGTACTGGACCCAGTGGTATCCTGATCATTTGATGAGATTGTTCCTTCGTTTGATTCGGATGCAGAATTCATATTTCCCGAATTTTCAGAATTTGAACTTTCAGATGCACCACCAGATTTCGTATTATTTTCAGATTTAACATTTTCATTTTTTGTATATGATTCTGCATTAGAGACATTAATATCAGTATTGCTATCAGAGGTTTCTGTTACCAGGTTGCTATCACCAGTAGCATAATCAATTTTTACATTCGGTTGCACATTATAGCAATAAACATTAAAAAGTATTCCTTCCCCATTATCTTCCACAGACTCGGCTTCAATCTGTACGCCACTTGCAAGAAGATTGTCTCCCTCAAAAACAGGTGTTACACGGTACATAACGTGGTTGTTTGTTTCTTTTACATAATCTGCTACCATATTTTCAAATGGTAACATTCCATCTACATTTAAGTATCTTGTACCGGTAATCAGATTTTTCGTATTGGCATTTTCGCCAGAAAGCTGGTATCCAATTAAATGACATCTATTATATAAATACTTTCCATCTACCACATCGTATTTTATGGTATGCCATCCCGTAGGTTTAACAGAGCCAATATTTCCTCTTTCTTCTGTCGGCATTAAATCCGTGCCAATGCAGGCATATACTACCCCACATCGTCCTAAGTTATCTAAATCACTATAATACTCATATGACGTCGTAGATAGATCTGTTTCTAAGAACTTAGGTGTATTACCATTTATCTCAACATATGGTTTGCCTGAATATTCTGGAATATCAGATACTGAAATTGTGACTTCTGTTGACGGTTTAGTTTGCGACTCGATCTGCTCTTCTGTCTCAATCTCTGTATCTGTTGATTCTATTACCTTTTCAGTTTCTTCTGCAGCTAATTTTGAAGTTTCGGTTTCCAGCTTTTCTGTTTCTGACGGTTCATTTTTAACAGCTTCTGAGCCTTGTATTATTTCTGATGATTCAGTTGATATTTCAGCAACTATATCCGACTGATTGCTGTCTGTTGGAATCATATAACAGAATATTACAAACAAAGAACCTATAATTACTGGACGTAATATTTTTGATTTAGGCAGCATATTCCAAATTTTTTTTACCGGTTTTACTGGTAATGATACGATCCCCAGCAAACACATAAAAACAGATCCTGCATGGAATCCAAACACAGGCAGGCATAAAATACAAAATATTGCAAAAATCCAATTAAATACTTTCACGTTTCCATTCCTCCATTGTAATTTTTTCATGTGAATTTCCTTCAAATTCGTCGACATATGTTAATTTCCATTCATTTTCAACTAATGGAATATCGAAATACATATCTGCCGGATAAATTCTGTTCCATTTAAAGAGAATAATCTCCTTTATTCTTTCTTTGTATTTTTCCAACGAAAGATTTTCCACAAAACAAAAATCTTCTTCACATGCCTTATCTAAAAAATTCTCATCTACGGCAATATTGCCCGTCAAAGGAAACTCAAATTGTTTTGCTGTATAATTGTTAATCCATATCTTTCTCCCATTTACCATATTTAAAAGGTATTTTCTCAATATTTTGTCCTGACTTTGGCGACGATTATTGAACATCATCCCCCTATTATCATCTACTGCCACACATACAATCATTGTTTCACTTCCTTATATAAATATGATAACACAATCTACAACCGAAGTAAATGCAAGAAGTGGACTGCCACACTAATTACTTAGGTGAACAGTCCACTTCTTAAAAATCTTTTTTTTCGAATAGAAGTGTTTCTGTTATATTGATAAAGCACTCCCATTGTTGATATTTAAGCTATTTTCTATTTTACAAAATACTTCTTTTTTATAAATGCAGAACTCTTTCTTTTATTTCCTGTGTACGTCCCTGGTTCCAGAATTGACTGCCAATATAGCCGCATGTCCTTCTGGCCACACTCATTCTGTTCTGATCTCTGTTGCCACAATTTGGACATTCCCAAACGAGTTTGCCATGTTTATCTTCTACAATTTGAATTTCTCCATCAAATCCACATACTTCGCAGTAATCGCTTTTCGTATTTAATTCTGCATACATGATTGTTTCATATATGTACTGAATTAAAGTAACAACTGCCGGTATGTTATTCTGCATATTCGGAACTTCAACATAACTAATTGCTCCGCCGGGTGATAGTTTTTGAAATTCAGACTCAAATTTCAGCTTATCAAAAGCATTTATTTTTTCTGTGACGTGAACATGATAGCTGTTTGTAATATAGTTTTTATCACTTACTCCTGGAATTATGCCAAATCTGCGCTGTAATGCTTTAGCAAATTTATAAGTGGTCGATTCCAACGGGGTCCCATATAAACTATAATCTATGTTCTCTGCCTTTTTCCACTCTTCGCACTTGTCATTCATATGCTGCATGATCTCTTTTGCAAAACCTATAGCCTCCGGATCTGTATGGCTCTTGTGTAACATCCGGAATACACATTCATGAAGGCCCGCATATCCAAGTGACAACGTGGAATAACCATCGTATAACAACTTATCAATGGGTTCTTTTTTGTCCAGTCTTGCCAAAGCACCATACTGCCATAAGATTGGAGCAGCATCCGATGGTGTGCCAAGTAGCCTTAAGTGTCTGACACGTAAACCTTTATGACATAATTCAAGTCTTTCGTCAAACACTTTCCAAAATCCATCCATATCGCCTGCGGCGGTACATGCAACATCCGGAAGATTAATCGTGACAACACCCTGATTAAATCTGCCCCAATATTTATGCATATCTTCCTTATAATTTAATGCATTAGCAATATTGCCTTTTGTTTTAGTAAATCTGTCTGGCGTTAAAAATGACCGGCAGCCCATGCAGCCATATACGTCTCCTTCTTTGATTTCCTTCATTTTCTTTTCAGAAATATAATCTGGAACCATTCTTTTTGCTGTGCATTCCGCAGCAAGCTTTGTCAGCCAAAAGTACTCGCTGTTTTCATGCACATTATCCTCGGATAGAACGTACAATAATTTAGGGAAAGCCGGTGTAATCCATTTTCCATGCTCATTCTGTACACCCTTGATTCGCTGCTTCAGAATTTCTGCAATAAATCTTACCATATCATCCCTCTGCTGTCCTTCCGGCACTTCATTGATATACATATAAAGGGATACAAACGGCGCCTGTCCATTTGTTGTCATTAACGTGATCAGCTGATACTGGATCAGTTGTACTCCTGCAGCGATTTCTACGTCCAGCCGACTCTCCACCGTCCGCATGATCTGCTCTTTTGTTGCATGCATATCATTTGCCTTATATTCCGCTATGACCTGTTTTTCAATTTTCTTTCTTGACACATCAATAAATGGCACTAGATGTGCAATAGAAATTGTCTGTCCGCCGTACTGTACACTTGCAATCTGTGCAATCGCCTGTGTTGCAATGTTACAGGCTGTTGCAAAACTTTTTGGTTTGCTGATGTATGTTCCACTGATAACGGTTCCATTCTGAAGCATATCTTCTAAATTGACCAGACAACAATTGTGCATATGCTGCGCGAAATAATCGGCATCATGAAAATGAATAATTCCTTCCTCATGCGCATTCCATACATCTTCCGGTACTAACACACGCTTGCATAAGTCTTTGCTTACTTCTCCGGCCATATAGTCACGCTGTACGCTGTTTACAACAGGATTTTTATTTGAATTTTCCTGTTTCACCAGCTCATTGTTACATTCCAACAACGACAAAATGCTTTCGTCAGTCGTGTTTTGTTTCCGTGATAATGCACGCTTGAAACGGTACTTAATATAATTACGGGCAACCTCGTACCCATCTTCTGCCATAATTTCATCTTCTACCATATCTGATATTTCTTCTACCGAAACTGCTCTTTTCAAACCATGTGTTTTTTTCTGCACTTTTTCTGCAATGGACATGATCTGATGATATGTAAGCTGTTTTTCTTCTGATACAGATAAGTTTGCTGCTTCTACAGCATTGGTGATTTTTTCAATGTTAAATTCATTCTGTTCTCCATTTCTTTTTATAATATACATAGTTTACCCTCCCAAGAAAAAAAGGAAACCACGAAAAACTTCATGGTTTCCTTTGATTTACTGATTGATTTTCTTATGTAATAATACTACCACTATTACTTTAGAAAATCAATAAATGATCGGTTTAATTATTTTTGCACCGGTGTTAAGCAGTCCCATTTCATATAGAAATTGAGATGGTGTTTGTTTTTTCTTTCCATTGGAACCGGAATAGAAAATTTTACAAACATCTTTTGCCCTTGTTACGGCAACATAGAAGAGTCGTCTTTCTTCTTCTATATCATCCGACTTTTTATAAGGACAATTACCATCATCGGCATTTAAGATGTATACTCTGCTCCATTCCAGTCCTTTTGCAGAATGGAATGTAGATAAACAGACGCCATCTTTCCTTTTGTCTCTCTTCTTTTGCTGCAGCGATTCAGAATAGAACTTGGCATATGCCTGCCATTCTTCCATCGAACCTTGTTCTTTAGCTTCTTCAAGCAGTAAATTCAATGTCTGCATACAGATTTCCAGGTCACGTCCGGTAAATTCACAAAATTTACCGATAAACGTCATATACCCCATGCTTAACAAGCTTTGAACGAATCCGTATGGTATTGTTTGTTCTTTCAACATATCAATATCATATAGCAACTCATTGATTTTTGACATTGCATGCACGGATTTATCTCCTAATTTTTTACAGGCTTCAAATAAGTCTGCCTTACTAAAACTGCAATTTTTAAACGGTTCCGCTTTTAAGAATCTTGACGGTCTGTTCAAGATTCTCTGCAGATCCCCTTTTCTTTCGTTTCCACATGAGAGACGGTAATATGCCATAATGTCTTGAAATATGAAGTCTTCATGGTAATCTTTTATTGCCTCCGTCGTATAGAACGGAACCTTCAGTTTTAACAGTTTTCCTGCCAAAAGCTGGTTTTCCATATTCGTCCGGTACAATACCGCCATATCAGTGTATTTAACTCCCTGTTTTCGAAGAGAATTCATATCTTTTAAAATACAATCTACTTCCTGTATCTGCCCATTGCACGCAATGGCAGATACAGCCCCCTGCTCTTCCCGGAAACCATGAAAATTTTTTTCAAACCTGTTTTTATTGATACGAATCAGATTTCCAGCATATTTAATAACTTCTGTACCGGATCTGTAATTCGTATCCATATAGATTGTCCGACATTTAGGGAATGTTTTTGGAAAATCAAGCATGATCGAACTGTCCGCAGATCGGAACTTGTAGATCGACTGATCGTCGTCTCCCACAACAAATAAGTTTCCATCCGGACCAGCAAGCATATAAAAAATATCTGCCTGGATACTGTTTGTATCCTGAAACTCATCAATCATTATATGTGTAAACTGATTTTTCCAGTATTGAAGAGTTTCCTTATCTTCCATGAAGCATTTCTGACAAATGACAAGCATATCATCAAAATCGATCTTATTCTTCTCTTTTTTAAACTCATCATATGCCTGATATGTTGCACGGAAAATATCTTTTTCACTGTGTTCTGGCTGATATTTTCTATAATCCATGCCTTTATTCCGGACATAACCAATTTCAGCTATCATATTTTTTATGTATTCCTGCAAGTCAGTACTACTGACTTTTTTGCATAAAAAATTAAACATGAACTCCCACTGTTCGTTTGCCCGCAGGATGTCTTCTTTTGTATAGTTATATGCCTTGGCAAGCACCCGGAAACAAATGGAATGTATAGTTCCAAAAAAAGCTTGTGTAGGACCATACTCTTTCTCGTAGCGTTTCTGCATCTGATCAGCAGCCTCTTTGGTAAATGTTATGATCAGAATATTGCTTGGATTAACACCTGATTCAATCAACTGGTGCACCCTTGCAACAATCACTGTTGTCTTTCCACTTCCTGGACAAGATACGACAAGCATCTGTCCATTTTTAAAATTTACAGCTTCCTGCTGTTTTGTATTTAGCATATTTTTTCTCTCCTCTTGCATCATTATGTAATAAACTCCCTTCTTTGAGCTCCATCAAAAAATCATTCTTGGCACAACTTTCATTATAATCTTTCTCAATTATGCCGTTAATATCTATATGCCCGGACATCTCATATCCGCACATACATTTCCTTTCAAAAGATCCGTCTTCGTGGATGCTAAACACATCCGTCTCTTTAGTATAATTACGTCCGCAAAACGGACATTTTTGATAATTTTTTTGTATTTGCAATAATAATTCTACTTCCATTATTTTATTCGCAGGGAAATTCATAATTTTCATTATAAATTCCCTGCATTCTCCTTTCTATAATAATCTTATAAGTTGAAGTCCTCTTTTACGACCTCAATTTTCTTTATTCTTTCCCATTTTACGAATTTGAAGCTTACCTTATCTTTTCCATCTTCTGTTGGAATCAAAATGCGATCATTCACAGCCATGATTACAGGCTTATTTCCAGCAATGCTTAAAAACTGTTGCTGCAAACCAATCGGAGCAACAATTGCAACAATATCACTTTGCTCTATCTCTTCCTTCAGTTCATATGCAGAACCAATGGTTCTGTTTATCTGATTGATTTCACATGCACCGAGAGCTTTTTTCTGATCCGTCGTCATTTCGTGCCGACTGAACCATAGGACCTTGACTTTCCAATCATCCGGTACTTTCCAACACGGCTGGCCAGGTTTGTATGATTCGTTATTTTCTTTGATCTCCACAAGCCTTGTCGCATCTCCATCCAAGTGTTCCTTAATAAAGAAACTTTTTGCAAGTTCTATATTGCTTGCTTCTACCAGATTAGCGTGTGAAATTCCATTGACTAAAAAATTTATTTTATATAACATGTGTTTTCCCTCCATTTTTGTTTTAACCCATGCAGAATGGAAATACAGAATCCCATTCCCATTGAAAACTTTTACATTTTTCTGATATTTCCTTTTCGATTCCATCACAAATATAATTCCATCTATAATGACAACCTGGATACTGCTTCTTAACATATTCTATATTTTCAAAAGCCCATGTAAGAAGCATTAACGCATCTTCTCTTGTTGCAGCCTGAATATTTGTACACAACGCATGTGCTTTTTCCTGTTCAAACCACTTTTTTATTATTTCTTTGGGATCATTTGAATTGAAAGGATATACTTCCTCTTCAAATGGTCCTGCTACCGTTACACAATATTTCTCCATTATTTTCCTCCAAAATTTCCCAGTTATTACTGATTTGCGTTTTTTTGTAATACCGAGAATCGTCCATTGCCATCCAAAATGGTCTTTTGAACTGATAGGCTGCCTCATGCTTATAAGCAACCCTTTCTGTTTCTCCAATTTTCCATTTAATAACCGTTCCCACTGGCAACGCCGATAAAGATCGTTTTTTCTTTTCCTTCTTTTTTTCCCGGCACAGCCTTCTGTACTTCAAAGCATTTTCATTATTTGTATCGCTTAATAGCTTTAAGATTGATTCCGGGCAGTCATAATAATAAGGAATCACGGTCTCATCCATGTACTTATAGGAAAAGTAATCTCCTCTTATAGATGTTAGAAGAATGGCACACCATATTTTTCCATCCTCAATTGATTCATAAACGCTTTTGCCATCCGATTCTCCGAGATAACGCATACAATCTTTTATGGCAGCATAATATACACTTCCGATCACTACCGATTTTAACACGTCAAAGTGTCCTCTATTGTGTCCTTCTAAAAAATAAGCATCACATTCTGCTTTTCGGTCTATTTTCCCGGATTTAAAATATGATGCCCTATATTCCGTCCATCCCATATTCTATATTTTCTCCATTCTATCGCAGCCAACAAACTATCAGGTTATATTGACTGCGATATTATATTGTAATTTATTCTTGAACTCAGGCAATTACATCATCGTATATACGATCAAGCCATGCATACAGTTCGGTTAACTGGCCTTCTGTTATTTCTTCATCCTTATAGAACGAGAGAATATAATCCTCTACGTCAAATTTGGATTTACCATGCATATTGCATAGAATATACTCCTTTATTATTTTTGATCCCATATCTTTTTCCTTCCATTAAACATAACTTAGTTGTTCCCGCGTTGAATATTTTCCCCGCGGAAACAACTTCCACAATACTCCCATGTATCTTCTGCAACCCTTTTAAAGGTTGTGTATACTGGGCGCATTTTCTCACTGACATTATCATACATGTGATTCGCCGGTTCTCCAACCTGAGAGCAATCACCTCTCATGCATGCCGGCGGGAGCATATTCATTGCTTCATCAACAATTTTTTCTTCCACTAAATCACCAACTTCCAGTGCATCTGGTCCATAATACCAACTTTCGTTATAGACTTTTTTTCCATTGTACTGTCGGCATTCTTTAATCTTTGGTCCACGATAAATACATTCTCTGATATATAATTTTTCTTTTATCCAAGAATAATTTTCTGCATGAGTCAAATACTTTTCCGCAATTTCTCTTGCTGGAAATATAACTGTATTACCAACATGGATTGTATTCCCTTTTCTGTCGTATACCACCTCATAACCGGTGGATTCAATCCAGTCAGGAATAGGTGTTTCTGTCAAGTACCCATTTTCCACGAATCTTTCCGCGGCTATCGTACTATCATATCCTTCCGCTACCGGCTCGCCTACAGAAATGTTTTTGTAGGCTGGTACGTTTCTTTTTCCTTTTTCTGTTAATACAAAGTATTTTCCTTCGTCTGCTTTGTATCTGTTATTAAAAATTTTCTCCATATTTATTACCTCGTGCTATCATCATTTTTTCTCTGTATTCTTTAATCTGTTCCATGGTCAGCCATTCCGGTTTCTCATCATCCGCAAATGATTTCCATAGTTTTTCCATTTCATCACAGTGTTTTTCAACTGTCTTATAGTACAAATTACTTTCATGTCCAAAACCAAACCCAAGAAAGTACTCACAATCATGCTGCAGCCTGCTTAACATCTGATAATCATATTCCTTCGGATTTTTTTTGAAAGGAGCCTCGCACTCAACCTCTTCCATAACTCTTTCAAACGGTTCACCGCAAATATCCCCATCTTCGGGATGTCTGTATGCTCCTGTGTGCAAGTCTAATTTACCATACCCGTTATCCAGATCAAAATATATTTTCCCGTTTTCATCCTCATAACATGGGTAATTTTCAGTTCCTCCAAAACCAATGTAATTAACTTTCATTTTTTCCTCCACTATAATTTTTTTAACGTACGTTTTTATATATTTCATCACGTTACAATTTTGTAACGTGTAATTTAGATTAAAAGATAAAACTTAATCTATACTAAAGTCCTGTAAAAGGACATAAAAAAAGATCGCTCCTTGACGATCACATTATAAAAAGCCATGTGAAGTTCACATGGCTTTTTTGATTTGTTTTTTTAATTTTATTTATGATTTTATTTTACCATATATATTGAATATTTGCAACTTTTTTTGTAGAATCAGTCACGCTCCTAGCAGATCAAAAAGACTAATCTGTTCCCATTCATCAACCTGAATATCAGTAAATTCAATCTGTTTTTTTAGAGGAATATTTAAAGGTCCCTCTATCAGCAAATTATTTTCTGAACTTAAGGACAGTTTTTTATCTTCCATATTCTTTACACTGTTATGTTCTCCATCAGCCCGCAATTCTCTGATATACCACATAGGTGCTTCTACAATAAGTCCCGGAAACCTGGAAATGATTCCATCTATCTGCTCTTTTGTGATAGTATCGAGAGAAATCATTTCTCTTGGAACTGATATGCACAATTCGTCAACAAGTTCTTTTCTTCTTAAATCCGGACGCACCTTTTTCAGATACATTCCTTTGCAGATGTCTTTTGTTTGAAGGGACATCATTGTATCAATCAAGGATTGTGTTTGCTCTTCATATCCAAAGGTAAAGCGGTCTGGATGAGCCTTTGCAAATTCAACCAGCACATTTTCCGTGCGATATACTTTGGAAATATCATTTGTGTCATAACAATACTTTCCTTTTACCCATTCACATATCACATCTTCTGTCATATATTCATCTGGAACAGATATCGGTTTGTTAAAAAGTCTTTCTTCTACTACTGTTTTCCAAAAAGACTCTTTATCTGCGTCAGACAGTTTATCAATAATATCTGTGTTTCTTTCAACTGCAAAGCTATTTGAACGCATTGCAATAAGCAGCATATCCACTGTCAGAAATTTATTTGGCATTTCTGTAATTTTAGCACCATGCTTGCTTAAAAAAAGCTTCCAATCCTCTTCTGTCTTCGGATTATAAGATCCGTTATGCAACTCGTCATCTTTCGTAACCTCTTTTTTGAAATCACGGTATTTATTTGATAAATGTTTTTCCTGGTCTTTTTCCAAATTTAAAAGTGGTGTATAGCATCCGTTACTTAACAGCTCATTCCAAAATGAATCATCCTCTACAAACTCATTCGGAACATAACGTATTGCATACGGATATCTCTTGCAGACTTCGAGACATACCTCTTTTGATTTGAACTCTTCTGGAAGATATTGCAGCATCCATCCAAGCCCATTATAATACATATGGTTACCATTTCCACGATCATAAATATCCCATCGTCTTATCGTTTCTGCAATAAGTTTCCAGGAAATCACTATCTTTTTCAGGTTCTCAGGAATCTTGCTGTAATGAAATCCACCAGTCATACAACAGCACTGATAAAATACTTTGTCTTTTAATTCATCCGGTAGTTTTATCATATAATCCGTAAATCCAGTATCTTTGTAATTTCTTACACAATACTCAAGATAATGATAAAGCAGATTCTTGTTCCACCTTTCTATAGGAATTTCTCGCAGTCCTCCGCTATTCTCGCAAATAACTTCCAGTAAATTTTCGTCTGACAGAAGATCTATATATTGGGAAAGCCAATTAACAGCACTCCAGTCTTTTTTGCACAGAGTAACAAAACGTTTAGCCGTCATGAATCTTGCCGGGATATCTCTTACATGGAGATATTTTTGATGTTTGATTGCATGATCTACAAGCTCATCTGTAACAAACTCCTTTGGAATCATGTTTAATGCACGGGATTCCTTTTCCACCAACTCAGCAAGTGTTTGATAGTCACGCTTTTTATGAAAATATTTTCCCTCACTGATTAGTACTTTTATAACCGGAATGGTGTCATTTGCACTTGCTTTAATATGTTCCTCTGTATCTTCCCTACGAATAATTGTATCAATGGAAAGTGCATCTTTGTCATTCTCTTTTAATTTTTTTATTGCCTTCTCCACATTTTGATAGCACAATAAATATATTTTTATTTTGATAGGATCCGTATAATTGATCACATATCCTTCCTGTTCTTTTTGTGGTAAATTTTTAAATTTCATATTTGTATCCTCCTGCCGCATGTCATCAGACATGTGTTATCATTGTCCAATTAATAAGGCAGCCGGTTATATTTTCCTAGCTGCCTTTATGTATCATTATAAATTTTGTCTTATACCAAAAATCAACAAACGTGAGCTTGTTACTTCGCAATATTGATATATTCTACATCTGGATTGTTTTTGTAAATCTCTCTGATTTCCGTTTCCGTATACTGTTTTTCAAGCACATACGGATCATTGTAAGTTCTGTGTGTCACTGTTTCATCTTTCCATTTCACTGCAACATATAACATTTTTCTCTCTCCATTCATGTAAATCTTAGTTTCATACTAATCTGATAATGAAAGAATTTCAGGTGTAATTATTAACACCTGATTTTCATTTACCATTCCAATATGCATTTCTGAAACTTCTGACGTTGTAAAGTTATCATTCTCAAAAATGCTATTTATCATAATCGGCAAATCAATACCTTGTAAATATTTTGTATGACCATCTACTTCAGTTTGTAATATTGAAAATGATTTTGAGCCAGTGCATTTCTGTTTATTTCGCATAGACTCTATATCTTTATAGAATCTATCTATTTTATTCCATGCTTCCGTCATACTTTCTGAATCAGATACGTCTTCCGTTACAGAAGAAGCCAACATCTTAATTTCTTCCATAAAATTTACCGCTAACTTAACATTCATTTCTCTTTGTCTGTCTGTCATAATTTTCCTCCAATCTTCTAAAAAAAATGCGAATTTACTCTGCTTTATCTCCGAACCGTAATGGTTCTAATTTAATTAACTTCCCACGTCTTTTGTTATGCCTCCCTAACCATATATCACAATTTTTATTCATATATGGCAACAAAGACTGTTCATTTGTTTCATGAATTGGGAAAGAAATTGTCTCTTCCAAATCATTTGTTCCATCTTTATACTTGTCTATAATATATAATGTTGGTTTTGTTTTCATAACGTAACACACTCTTTTCTAAAGCCAAAGAAACACGCATTTAATCTGCTTCTTTTTCATTTAATAACTCTGCATCTCTATCCAAATCCAAGATTTCGTTTGCAACTAAATTTGCAGTCTGCCTATTACATCCTGTCATTTGCATAACCCTGTTTTCCATTATAGTTATAATGTTATTATGAACTGCTTTCAATTCTTCTCTTGTCAACATTTTAATCACCATTTACCTTTCTTAAAAACCATAGGAAACACGCATTTACTCTACTTCTAATTCCGCTACACAAATATGAAATTCACCTTCTCTATCATCACCTGTTTTTGACAATTCATCTGCAAAAACAATACAATTTTCAGAACTTTCATTTTCCATATATGTGAAGTCATTTTCTGTGTCTTCAATATACATTGTCTTTCTTCGTTTCATTTCTGTTATTGCTTTTTCTTTTGTGTCATATAATTTCATATCAGTTTCTTCAACACAATCTACACCGTAATTCAAATAATTTTTTTCGTATACCAAGAACATATCAATCACCTTTCTCTTCCTTTCTAAAGAAAACGCATTTTAACTTAAATATTCCAAAGCATCTTTCATCATCTCTTCATCACAATTTGTACCTTTATATTCTGACTCATTAAAGGCGTATAATTGATATGGGCATTCATCACAAGAACAATTGTATTGCTTCTTTTTATCGCCCAATGAACAAATTTTTAATGCTTTAATTACTTCATCTTTTGATTTTTCTGCCATATTATTTTCCTTCTTTCATAAATTGTTTTCAGTTTTTATATAATCACGCTGTTAAAAAACGTGTAGTTTAGATTAAAAATTTATATAAAACCCTATAAAAGGGTATAAAAAAAGACCGCCTAAGCGATCTATAATTAGAAAAAGCCATGTGAAAATCACACGGCTTTTTTGATTTATTTTTTTAATTTATTTATGCGTTTATGTTAGCATAAATAACAAATTATTGCAACAGAAAATTAGATCAATTCAAAACTGATTAACGACTGTTCCAACAATGAAAGTGCTTCTTTTTCCATTAGATATTCTTCTTCGGAAATGATTCCCAATTCAAAATCTATTTTTGAATCACTTTCGTATCGGAACAGTTCTTGAAACATCATTGTCCTTTTTCTCATGCTGCCTGAAAAATGAAGCATTACTTTGTTATCTCCATCTTTCACCTTTTGCTTAAGATAAGCATATCCTCGTCTTGTTTCCTGTGCTATTGTTTCTTTTTTCATAGGTAAATCACCTCACAATTATCGTTTGATCTTTTCAATGAATGAAATTTCCTCATCGAATTTTTTCGTGCTTTCATTTCGTTTCAATTCATCCAACCAGTCGGACAACATATCGTCCAGCGAATGATATTCCAAATGACCGCAGTCCACTTTTCCTTTCCATTCACAATTTTTCACATCTTTACTGTACAGAATTGTGTCTGCCAAAACTAATCTGCCATCAGGATAGAATCTCCACATATAATCATAGAAATCACAAATGCTTCCCATGATTTCTAATTTGTCATCCCATTCTGAGAATACACCTTCCGTTAATTCTGAAACAGTTAATGCATCTTGCTTTTGGATCATTTCTCCATAACTATATCCATGATCCCTTTTATATCTACTCTCCATATATTCTCCAATCTATGAAACCATGCCGGGTGATATATTCACCCGGCACCATACTCTTACACTTCCTCAATTCCTGGCAGCATTTCACCAAGGTGTAGTTCTTCGCGTACAATGTTGTAAGCTTTGGTTACTGCAGACATGCGATCTACAAAGTATAACCACTTATGAACATCATCATCCGTCCAATCTCCACGAAAATCATTCATAATTTCTTCATCAAGATTGATAAAATCAAGAATATCCGTCTCGTGATCGTTTTCAATAGATCTTAACCTGGCAGATAGCTCTGCATAGCATTTTCTTAATTCTTCCATTTTTCGCTCTCCTCAATTACTGTTGAACACTATCTTTTACATCATCTTCCTGCAAAGCCAAACTTTCGTACAACGGAAGAGACATAATATACGGATGATCATAGTCAATCTGATAAATAATCGCATTTGGTGCAAATGACTTTATCCTTTCGACATCAGATAAGCTACTAAACTGGCGTATCTGTCGATGCACCCATCTATTGTAACGATTTCCCGTATCCCTCAGTGTCATTCTTCCAATGAGCATCTGCTCAACCAGCGGATCATCTTTGGGGATAACAATATACAGTTCCCAGTCTTTTTCATTTATGAGCTGGCTTAATTTTGCTGCCACCTCATCATAATACGATGCAAAAACAACGTCATATTCTTCTGTTTTTTTGATCAACTCTGATACATACTGATTTTTCCAACCAGCGTCTTTGGTTCTGTACGGAGTACTGTCAAAGTCAACACAATTCAACTTGCAATTTTTTACAGCTGTACTTTTCCCGCAACATGATGTTGCTAAAATAATTTTTTTATTCATATTATTTTCTCTTCTTTCTCCTGTGGTCAGGTATTAATTTTTAACACTTCTCAAAAATAATTTATAAATCAGCTTGCACAATCCAGCAAAAACATTTCTACATCTGAAAAATAATACTCACTGGCTGCCATAACCTTGGCATATTCTTTTTCTCCTTCAAATGCATTAATTACTGCCTGCTCATCCAAATTCATTTCAGAATATTTTTTCTTTCCATATGCCGGCGGCAGCCATCCTTTTTTCTGTGAACCGTAAATATTGAATTTTTTTAATAGCTCTTCATTCTTGAATACAATGTGACAGGTTCCTTTTTTGTAAAAAGTAACCTTAAAATATTTCAGATCAATATTTTTTGTCTGTCCTGAATTCTGAGCCAGTGTTAAGGCATCATTAAGAGCCAGATCATCCGTCCTTCCACCATCCAGATAATTGAAACACTTTTCAATATCTGCTAACTTTGTTCTTACACGGTGATCAAGACAATAACTTCCACTGTATGACGTGTACGCATTGAGCGGGATGATTACTTTTTTGTTTACCATGTAAGCACTGTTTGTTTTCCATCCGTTGTAATAATGGATGTTTGAACCCGTTTCGTCATAGTAATAATGTTTATGACTAAATTCTTCAAACAGCCCTACAATGGCATCTTCAATGCCTCTTGACACATTTTTTAACATGTCAATTTTTACTTCCAAGACATTAAACACGGAAAACTCAACATCCATCAATTCGGAAACCTTATTGTAATACTCTCTCTGAAGGTTGTCGGTCAGATTTCCGACAAATTTAGGATTCGTAAATAATGCTTTCCAATATTTCCGTCTCACAAGACGAATGTATTCATTGACAGAAGCCTGTCCATCATATCGGTTACGCTGCGTGCAAAGATTTAATGAAAGAATGCACTCCCCTGTTGCTTCCGTTCTTCCGTCTTCGTTTTTTTTGAACTCAGACAAAATAACCGGCTGCATTCCCTGGTATTCTCTGATCAGCCTGCATCCAGCTTCCACTTCCAGCTTGTACTGGTCCACGATTGCTTTAATAAAATCGTTTTCCACAAGCTGATTCGTATTTGGTGCTACTGTTTCTTTTACTGTCTTCTCTCTCTGTAGCCGGTCAATAATGGACGAACGCCTCTCCTTCTTTGGAAACTGTACTTTTACAAGAGCCACTTCAACCGGCGTCTTTCTTTCAGCCTCCATAAATGCACTCTGAACATATTCCACAGTTCCATTGCTCTGTTCGATCTTCTTTGCAAGAAGGATTCGATCGTTGCTGCACTGATTTTTCAATGTTTCTGCATTCAAAAGACATACGATTGCACCTCCGGTAATTTCCTGCATTTCCATTGCCTTCAGAAGATGTCTGCATCCGTCACTAAAAGGCGGATTCATAATGATTAAATCGTACATTTTCATAGTGTCATATGTCAGGAAATCATCATGAACAACACGCATGCCATTTCCCTTTAAAATATGACGGAGATTCTGATCTTTCTCGATGCAATCTACATCCAAAAAGTTCTCTTCTCTTGTCCATGATCCCAAAACTTTCTTTGCTTCTTTCTGCAGAGATTCTACAATATTTCCTTTCCCTGCGGATGGTTCAAGGACAGTTCTAATCATTTTAAAATTGAGACCTTCCACCATTTTTTCAATCAATTTATCCGGTGTCGGGTAAAAATCTTTGTTTTCTAACATATTTTTTTCCTCCTAGAAAGAACACGCCCCCTGCGGGCCCATCCACTAAAATCTGCACCCATAGGTGACGCATTGCCCTACAGGAGACAATACGGTTATTTTCTTTCGTTTAAAATATGGATAGCTTCAGATACATGCTTTTGCTGCAATCCACCATCCGATATTTTATTTACAAAAAATTTTGTCTGAACCAGAATATTTTCAAGGCCATATTTTCGATATTCTGATCTGTTGAAATCATCGTCCAGTATAACTGCCTGAATTTCATTTTTATCAGTTCTTGCCTGCAGCCACATAAAAATTTCATATGGACGGCATCCGTTGATCGTTGGTGTTTTGTCTAGTATCTCCATATCATACTGTGCTAACATATCAACCAGGTACTGATACATGCAATATGCTTTTGAATTTGATGGATCATCCAGCTCTTTCCAAGTGGATGCTAATACAATTTTAGCATCACAAGCGTGGCATAATTCAGAAAGCAATTTTACATGATATTCACTAATTTCAATGTGTATTTTTTCTGTCGCCAGGATTTCACTTTCCTTTATCGAATCAAAATAAGCCTTCGAATTCAGAACCCCATCAATATCAAGAAAAATGATTTTCTTTTTCATTTGCCATTTTCCTCTCAGTCAAAGGTCAGGTTAACGCCTTTTCAGTTTTCTATAATGCTTTTTCAACTTTCTCATATAACTTGGTTCATTACGCTCGATGTGCCATTTTCCCATTGGATATTTTTCTATCTCATCCTTGTGTTCAAGAAGATAATCCATTTTAAAACACTTACGTCCCAGTTTCCAAACACAATCATAAGGATCATACACAAGAACACATTTTCCATCATTTCTTAATCTGCACTCTGTATCTCGCACCTTAAAATGATAACCAGATTTTATTCCTAATAGCTTATGGCTTGTTTCCCAATCGGCATAGCCTTCACGATAGTCGATTTCCTTTTCAAAAAATTTGCAGTCATTTTCTTCATCCACTATGTAATGATAATCCTCTCCATGATGATCTGCTTCACAGCACCAACCACGTCTTATATCTCTTTCTTCATCCATGTATTCAGATGAAAAGACTAAATTTTTACAATCTGTACATTTTCCCATTTTATTATTTCCTTTCCGTATCTCCTCTGCCACACATACTACCATGGAAGGTGGCATGATGATTGCTTAGTTTTGTTATTTGAACATATATTTTTCTTCAAAACAACAACCTTCTGGCAGCCGAAAGTTTTTTCTCTCGCACCGTTTTTTTCTTTTTCAGGCATGCAACTGCTTCTTCTTCTGATTCAAAAATATCATCACCTTCATCGAGCCAATAGGTTATTCCGTCTTTTGCTAAAATAATATGATCATCTTCTACTGTCTCGATCACACCTTTAATAATCTCTGCAGAATCAAAATCACAGACTACATAATACAGTGTCTGACCTACTTTATAATTTTTCATTTTATTTTTCCTCCTGAATTTTCTATATTTTGTCACATTTTATATAATCAGCTTTCGCTGTATTTTAGATTAAAAAATCTATATGAAGCCTTATAAAAAGGCATAAAAAAAGACCGCCTATAGCGATCAAACTATAAAAAGCCATGTATAATTTACATGACCTTTTCCGACTTGTTTATTAATTTTATTTATGTTACATATTATACCATTGCAATAGGGGCATTTCAAGTATTTTTCTCATGGCATAGTAAATTTTACAAAGTAAAATTGACGCTTTTTCTTATCATCTTCCATTCTAAGAATTTTGCGGACTTTTTTTAATGTTCCCTTATAGGCTTTCTTCTTCTGACATTTGGGATCAATACTCCTAATAATTCGATAATATTTGGCATGAGTATATGTACTACATCTTGCACCTGTAAGATATTTGCATGCATTTCTCAATTCATTTTCAAATTTCTCTTCCTCTGTTTTTCCTGGTGTTTCGTCACCTTCATTTGCCACACATTTTCCCTTATGCATTGAAATAAAAATATTATTTTTATTTCCCCATATGTTCCAATATAATAAATATTTACAATGTCGCTCATTTCTATTGGATAATTTTATGTTAACCATACAATATCCTATAAAACATACTGAATATAACATACAAAGATCAACTAGAATCGTGTTATGCGGATATATTTGACAAATTACTGAAGTTACCATATATATAACCATTAATATCTTCATGTCTATAGGTACTGAATAAAAAAATTTCTTCATAACTATATTCCTTTTAGTGTAGCTTTTTTTTCAACCTATTATATTCTGCTGTTATATTTAATGCAAGAAAATCAGGTATTTTATTCAAATATAATTCCAGTTCTGAAATCTCATCATAATCATCATCCGTTAAACTTTCTTTGTTCGCTAATATACAATATCTTTCATATTTTCTTTGCAATACCTGTGACATTTCATTTACATTAAAATACCCATTTACAATACCGGCATATGGTATATTGCACAGTCCATCCGCAGCGAGAATTTCACTGTCTAAATCATAAATGACCGCATTTTCTATGCTATTCACAACAAATGGTGAATTGGTGGATACAATAAACTGTACATTGGGAAATAGTTTTATTAATAATGGAAGAATCTTTCGTTGCATATCCAGATGAAGGTGTGCTTCGATCTCATCTATAAATACGATCCCCGGCATGCTTAGATCAAAGTTTGCATCTAGCACTTTATCCATCTCCAAAATCAAATTTACAATGATATACATAATTGCTGCATACCCACTGGAAAGTGTCATAAAATCAAATGACAGTCTATTCTCAATCTGAATGGAAAAATGTAATGTATCTTCATCAAATGTCAACCGTGCCGTATGATCATCGAAAATCTTTTTTAATAATTTATCGAATTCATCAAACCATTCCGTTATCTTCCCTGCTTTCTCATCCTTTCCATTCATTTTGGCTAAGACCTGTCCCATCTTTTTATCTAACAGATATTTTTCAAATTTTTGTCCCGTATATTCAGTAGATCGTGTTAATTCACTATGAAAATCACGTTCTGCTTTATAATATGCTGTTATAAAATGGTTATCTGAAAGGTCCTTAGTTGGTACATTATAATTAACGACAATATTGTTGTTATTTATATTAGATGTATTTTCATAAACACTGGCATGGACGGCTTTTGCAAGCATCTAATAAACTGGATTTTCCGCTCCCATTTTTTCCGGTCATTACCAAGTGTTTCAAATGCGTTTCAGAAACTGAAATATTTCTTTCATTTAAGTTCCGTACATAGTTTACTTTTATATCGGTAATAAATTTCTGCATTGTCTTTTTCTCCTTTTTCATTTTTTATTATCTACCATACAAAATAAGCTGCAAAAATGAAAGCTGAAATTATTAACATAGCTCCACACAGAATGATCCATCCGTTCATTCTTACTCCCAAATATACCTGGTTTTTGTTTTTTATTCCATCAATTATTTCATATATCCCCATGGCAATTAGTACAATGAACATCAATTCAAAGTATATCTTTTTTGTCATATCATAGTATGCAAAATTTGCGCATAAAATAAATATTGCTGTCAATACAATCACAAAAACATTAGAAAATATCTCCTTTTTCATAAGCAATTCATTCCTCCGACGCTTCCATTTCAATTTCACATTCCTCATTATCTAGCCATAAAACAGAGTCATCGAAAGGTGTATAGCTTTCTGGATCTATATTGTACGGATTAAACACGCAAATTTGTGTATATTTTTTAGATTTTTTTACCTGACAATGTCTGTACTCTTTTATATCACCATTATGGTATTTGACAGTTATATTGTAAAACAATTGTTTATCTTCTGTATCAGATATCTTATTTTCTTATAACTTGATTTTTCTTTCTCGCTTGATAAGCAGTATTTCTCTTTGTATTCTTTGACAATAACTTTATCGCCAACCAATAATGTTTTATTCGAATATACAAATATCCTCTTGCCGGATTCCGTTTCAATAAGAAACTTTATACCGAGAGCACCTCTAACATCCATAACAGTTCCGTACTCAAATTTATATTCTTTTTCATCTTGTCCCTTAACGAACATAAATGTAAACAAGTTCATTTCTATTATTATGAACGCAACTAATGCCATAGTAGTATATGTAATATATTTTGATTTATTCATTTCTGTTTCTCCTTACTACAGTTTCGATTCATCATTAATTTCGATAAGGAACTGCTTTTCTTTCAGCCTTTCAAAAACTGTCTGTCCATTATCAGTTTCAATGTAGGGAAGAAAAATTTCCTCAAATCTAACCATTTGCATATCCAAAAGAGCCATCTGCGTTGCTACCCAGTCTTTTAAAATTCGCCAAGCCACTCGTTCTGCTTGTTCCCTGGTTGCCTTGATATTTTTAGTACCTTTTTTCTTTTCCCGTATCAAGACTTCAAAACAGTCATCAATCTTTACCGGTAACCGTACCGGAATCTGCTGTACACCTGTATCAATTAAAAAGGATAATCCTGTGATACTTTCTCCGTCATAATTTTTCATGATACTCTTTGCATTATGCTTTACAAGAATATGTTCGATCTCTGATACCGTCTTGTAACTATCCACTGTTGTTGTGTAATTCAATATTGCCATCTCTTTTTTCCTCTCATTCCTTTTTGCAGTCAAAGGATCATACCAATCAACTGTATATCCTTGATTTTTATGCCATGCGGACAACTTCATGAGCGGTAAATTCGGAAAGTTATGACCATCAACATCAATTAATGCTATTCTCATACCTCGCCTTTCCTAAATACTTAGTTTAAATTGCAAATTCCATGTGAAGATATTTACCCTTGCATTCAGTTTCCCAATAATAATCTCCCTCGTACCAATCTTCTCCCTTGCATGTCTGGTCGCACCATTCTTTACAATCATCTCCGCCCTGCTCGCCACCTGTATGATAATCAGTAATATCAGCAAAATCGGAGTTCATACCATCTATGTCAAGGTTTTCCGTA